AATCCTCGGCACTTCCCCCGTCGAAGACATGAAATACGAAGCCGTCGATTTGGACCGTGCCCACATAGTTGGCGATCGGCGCTTGTCCCAAGGGGTGACCCGTTCCGCGAATATAGAACCGACGCCGTTCCTTCGGCGCCTGTTCGTCCACGACGGCCCATGCGCATATGGTTCGACCTTGCATTTGGACACAGAGCACCTTCGCGCCGGCTGGCATCGGGATCACCGTTTCATCATTGAGCTGAAGTGGGAACTTCCAAATCGTCATCGGTCCTCCGTGCCGCGAAACGCTCATGGCTCGCTCGGCTCCACCGGATCGGGATCGGGTTCACCGCGCATGCGACGCGTAGCGATCCCCGTAAACAATCCCAGCGCGAAATCCACGGCGTGCTGGTGCGCTGACGCATCCCGAAAGTACCGCGCGAACTTGTCGCGTGCTTCTTCCAAGGCCGCGCCCGCCACTTCTACGAATTCGTATTTCATTGCTGTCTCCCGCATAGGTCCGTCTGTCGCTCCCGCTGGCGGCAGAACTAAAACGTCACCCGGAAGTGACTCGCCTTGATCTGGAACATCTCGCACAACAACTGATCAAAGGTCCCGCCCGGCAAGACTTTCAGCAGCGTCTGTGCGAGTACCTTCGCTTGTTCCTCATAAACCGATCGCGCCTCGCTCAACACTTCCGGTACTGGCCGGTTGGCGTAAACGCGCGACGGAATCTCCTCATCGAAGATCAGCGTCACCGAAGAGACGGGTTCCGTGTGGGTGCCTTGGGCTTTATAGAAACGTCGCTCGATCACACGAACTCCAAATCTTCCGGCGAGGTGGCTTCGCTCGTCGTCCCAGTCCGCGAACGAACGGTGTCGCCTTCAACGATCGAGTAATACCGGACGAAGATGAATTGCCCGTTCCAGGATGTGATCTTGCCGTATTCGATACGACCGTGCGTCTGGTAGCGCACTTCGCGGCCTTTGTCGGAGTCTCGAAGTTCAGCAATGCTAATCATCGGATCCCAGGACTTCCCCATAGAGTTTCCGATCGCGTCCGCAGAGCGCCCGGAAGCGTTCTTCCCACGGACCGAAATGGTTCGTCTCGTGATTGAGGCGGATGGCTTCCGAAACGGAATAGACCTTCACTTCCTGAATGTTCAGGCCCGCGCGGTATTCATCGGCTTTCGCCACGACGGTCACTTTCTCGCCTTGATAGATTCCGCCAAAGTAGGCGGATCCGATCCGCACATCTTCGACCCAGGCATGGGCGTAACGCTCGCCCGTCGGGGCTTCGCAGATCGCGTGCACCAGGCGCAAGTCCGGCTGCCGTTCCGGCGAATTCCAGATGCCGATGAGCTCGAGCGCGTCGTCGAAGCAGGTATGCGTGGGATAGATATTCTTATCCATCCGTCATGCCCCCCCCCTCAGGCGCTGTCGTATCGTTTGATGCGTGGTGTGGAGAATCCGGGCAATCGACCGTAGTGATAGCCGACGTTCCTGTAACCGTCGCACCTCGTTAAGCGTCACATCTCGGCGCTTCGGCCGATACCGCGGCTTCCGCTGATAATCGTGCTCGCTGGTTTTGTGCTGAAGTAATTCGGTGCCGTCGTTAAAGACGACAAGAACTCCGCGCAGCTTGCAGTAGCAGCAGATCACGGCTCCGCCTCGGCTTTCTCGATCTCCTGCACCTGGGCGCAATACTCACAAAGCCATTGCTCGCCATCACAGAGATCCGCTTCGGCCGCGCATTGATGCGGCAGGTGAACTTCGTTGATCTGACAGGCCTCGTGAATGCATTGGCATTTCATGGCTGGGCCTCGGCGTTCTCACGCTTCTCGATTTCAGTGAGCAACATTTCCGCGACGTCGACGGCTACCTTGATCTGTATTCCGTCGAACTGATCCCTGCTGGCGATCGTCGGCAGGATCGCGATTGCCGCCTGGAGCAGCGCGTAACGGCGCCGCTCGATCCGCTCTTCTTCGGCCAATGCCAGTCGGGAGCCGATCAGGGTTTCGAGGGCCTGTTTGAGGTCGTCGTCGTTCATGCTTTCTTCTGCGCCTCGATCCACTGACGCACTTCGGCCAGTCGATCTTTCGTCAAGAGATCCCACGCCGCGAAGCCCATCGACTCGATATGCTTCTTCCATTTCTTCGGCAGCACGCCGCAATCGGTCGCCAGGATTTCCAGGTTGTCGATGTCGGATTTGTCGCACGGTTCGGGCCCACCGGCCGGCTTGACGCTCTCCGCTACAGGTGTGGTGGAAGCGGGCGTGGCTGCGCTCGGCACTGGCTCCGGTTTCTTGTGCTGCTCGACGATCCGATCGATCGCACTCGCTTTCGGCTGCGCTGGAGTCAGATCTTCGTGTTCCTCTTCCCGGATCTGCTCGTCCACGGGAACATCCGCCACCAGCAATCCGGAAAACGGCTCCTGGCTCAGCGTGATGTGCTGCGGCGCCGCGATCTCGGCCCGGTGATCGATGGCGAGGGCCTGGGCGAGCTCCACGGAACGCGGCAAGGTCTTCGAGTGATTCTTAAGCGCCGTCTTCCGGCACATCTCCGCGAAATCGAAGCGCTCATCCCCCTGCGCATGCCATGGACCGGTTTTCGCCTTCGAGCGCACCTTCACTGCATTCAGGTAGCGTCGGGAGATGAAGTGCACATCGATGTAGCCGTCGGTGAAAACCGCGATGTTGTAGGCGCCGATAATGTCCTCGTTCTTGAATTCGTGATCGAGGTTCGGCTTGTGGATCAACTTCGGATTCGTCCCTTCTTCGTATTCGAAGATGTCCTGCCGATAGACCACGTGCGCGCGGCAGTTCTTGACGAGTCCGGTATTGCGGATGAGTTTCGCCACGCCCTTGAAATCCGGGATGAGCTGACATTCCCGCTGGTTGTTGTGCTTATTCCGGAAAGGAACCAAGTGAGCCTCGCCGGCGCCGATGTCCAGGCCCATCTGCGTCGCGAGAATCAGCGAACCGAGCACGCTCGTGCCCGAGCATTCGAGCAGATCCTGGTTGCGGCTGATGGCCAGGATCGCAATCCGCAGCATCCGGTTCACGTCCATGATTTTGGGCGCGATGGCCTCGAATGATTTTTTGTAGTTGCCGAGAAGGCTTGAGAGGTTCGGGCCGGTGCCGATGGGCGCCCGGAGTTGCAACTCCACCGAAGGAGCAGGCTTGGTTTCGGTCATCGTGCTCATGGACGAATTCATCCTTTCGCTTCCTGATATTTCAAGTACCAGGTGGGTTCTTTGGTGACTTCGTAATGGGAGCCCTTCACGTCGATGCGCTTCAATTGAGAACCGTCCGGCAGAAGGCCGACGGCATGCACGCCGACGGCGGCGCGGAGCTGGTTGTTGAGTGTCTTCTCACGCGCCTCGAGCGCCGCGAGTTGCTCTTTCACGGAACGCCATTCCGCGGTCCGCAGCGCATCGACGTCCGTCAATGGCACGGAGGTCCCGATGGGTTTCCGATAGAGCCGGGTGATGGCCTCGCGTGTGGCGGAGGAGCCTTCAATCTCCCACTTCGCGCGATCAAAGACGCCGGCCTGGACCATCGCCATGAAGCGCTCGATCGTTTCGATGAGGATCTCGCAAAAGGCGTCGTTGCGCGGGATGTCGTTCACCAGGTAACGCCGACGGAAACCGCCAAGGATCGCGAAGGAACTGATCCGCAGATCGGCGCAGAGCATCTGTTGTTGGACTTGTACCTGCCAATAATCCGGAAGCGGTTCGCTCTCGTTGAAGTAGATCGCCGACTTCAGTTCGAGCGCGCCCGTCATCGGTTCCGGATCGTGCTCCTCGGAAACGTACTCGTCGTCGAGCGAGGCGAAAACATACGGCCGGTCTTTCAAGCGGTTCACCGACTGCAGCGGCGCGAACACCCGGCGGCCGGTCTTCCGCTGATACCAGTTCGCCAAATACGGCTGGATCGCGAGACCGAAGCTTTGGACATCCGACTCTTCTTCGATCTCGTCCTCCGTCAGCGGCCGTGGATTGACGAGCTTCTCGAAGAGCGCGAAGGGACTGAGATAGGGATGGAGTCCGAAGAGTGCGGCGGATTCCGAAGCGCCGACGCCGAGAATCGACTGCCGCTCCTTGAGCCAATCCAGACGTGCGTTCATCAGAACAATCCCTCCGCGACGACCATCCGCGCATCCTGCTCCATCCGTTCCGGACAGCCGGCCAGGTCGCAGTATTGGCATTCGTCAAAGCTTGGGGTTTTGCGGGGTTCCTCTCCGGAGACGCGTTGGATCGTGGAGCGGATCAATGCCTTCACGTCCGGCGTTAAGCGTTGTGGTGGAATCACGACAGACGATCCTTTGTACTGCAACTCTCCCGTCATCGTTTGGCCGAGGCAGGCGGGATGGGCGAACGGCAGCACGAGCATGTAGACGAGGACCTGGAAGATATCGGAGTCCCGCGGTTGCCCGGTCTTGCAATCGATGACGAGCGCCTGATCTTTCGAGATCGTGACAATATCCGCCTGTCCGGCGAGGACCGCGGATTTCCCGTGGATCGTGAACTTGTTTTGGTTCTCGACGTAGACGGTCCATTGCGGATCGGCCTTCAGCGCTTCCACACGAGCGCGCAGCATCTCCCCATGCTCGGCTTTCCAGACAGCGAGATTCGTGTCTCGCGGGAGCTTCGGGAAATCCTGATGGTTGGCCCGGAACCAGGCCGCCCACTCACAATGTTTATCGCCGGCCAAGAGACCGGTGATCCAGGTGACCCAGATGTAAGGCTCCGTCCGGCGATTCATTGAGCGGAATCCTGCCTTTCGAGTTCGGTTAACATTTCGGTGGCCGTCTGGAGCGCGACATTCCAATCGAGGAATCGGCTGCGGCCGGAGGACACCAGGACCGCCGCGGCCTGCAGGATCTGATACCGCCGCTCGCGTTGGTGATGTTCGGAGCGGGCGATCGAGAGCTGATACGTCGAGGCCGCGCGTTCGAGCGCGGCGACGCGGCTCTCCAGACTGCGGTCATTCACACGCCGTTCGTATTGCCGGCGCTCCTCCTCTGACCGGATCTCGATGATGTGGCTCTCCCCGGTCTGGCCGACCTGGGCGCAACGGTCCTGCTCGTCGCTCATGCGAGTCCTTTCACGAGATAGCCGTCGTCCCAAGTCATCTCCGCCATCCGAAGCGTCCGCTCATGGAACTGCCAGAGCGCATAGATCAAATCACTGGACGGGAGATCGCAAAACTCATCCCGGTGACGGGCATTCCGATCGTTCTGGATCGACGCGAGATACCAATTGCATTCCGCCCGCTGGCTCGGCGTCAGCTCGTTGATGGCCTGTTGGAGAAGATCCTTCATTCGCCCCGCCCCACTTCCTCGCAGCGTTCGGCATCGGATGTGGACTTTTCAACATCTTCGTCGCTGACGAGCCTCAAGAGCGACTCTTCATCCGGGCAATCCCACGTGACGACCTTCTTGCAGATCCGGTCGCGCCAGATGCGGACTTCAATGCTGAAGATCTTGGGTGTGATTTCGTGATGCAGTTCAAACCAGCTGTCCGTAAACACCTTCGTGAAACTGCCCAACTGGCGCGCGGCGAACCGAAGATCTTCTTTGCTGTCGGCCCACAGGCACAGATTCTGATAGCCCATCGCCGGAAAATCGGGCTTGGCTTCGAGAAAGTCCGCGGCTTGACGCAGGGCGTCGATTAAGGCTTGGTTGTTATTGGGCATCGTTACAATCCAGGATCCGCATCCGACGTCACGTGATTGCCATCCGAGGCGCCGCCGTAATCCGGTTCGGTATCGTTGGTGTTTTCGATTTCGTCGGTTTCGGGTCCGTAGAAATCGGCCTGGATGGTGGCTTCCTTTTCGAGAGCCTCACGATCGCGGATCCGTCGATACGACGAACCATAGCGACTGATCCGGCGCACGCGCTTCATATGGATTTCTCCCGGCGCATCCGCTCGGGCGATGCGCCGATCAATTCGAGTGAGGCTTTCATCTGGGCTTCGAGAAGTTCAGGCGCGCATTCGTGGCGTGCGGCATTCTGGGCCTCGCGAAGGGAACGCAGTGCAAAGCCGAGCGATCGCGACACCATATTGAGGTGATCCAGTTCCGGCCCGTCCTCGATCCGGTAGAGCGTTTCCGCGATGGCCGCAATCCGCTCGTCGAGGCGCTGGACCTCTTCCAAAAGGGCCTGGTGCCGATAGAAGCGTTCGATGGGGAGCATCGGAACGGACATGAAATCCCCTTACCGTCGGGCTGATTTGAAAACTGTTCGAAAATGAGGAGCCGTTCGAAGCGGGCCTACCAAGCGCCGCTTTCCAAGCTCCCCGCCCCTTTGTTTCAGTTTTTCTTGCCGTTTCGGATCAGATCCGCCGCAGTCAAACCCAGCGGCCGAAGGATGTCGTCGACCGTCCGGATCTTGATGGTCGCGGAGCCGCGCAGCCATTCGCGCAACGTCGGCACACTCACATCCGCACGGCGGGCCCATTCTCGGAGGTCCCAATGACGCGCTTCAGCGAGTTCTTTGGCACGCTCGATATCGAACTGGATGCTGTCCGCTCGGACCACGTTAATAACCATGCAGGGTTTTTAACAGGTTTAAAAATCTAAATCAAGAAATTTTTTTTACTCGCCGAACATATTTGTGGCAGTATCGCAGGCCATGGCTTTCAAGGATGTTTTGCGATTTCTCTATGAGCGGGCGAAGGCTCAGGATCCCACCTTGACGCAGGAGAAATTCGCCAGGCGCCATCAAATGCATCGGACCGAATTGAGTCAGATGTTGAGTGGTAGCTATGTCCCGACAGGCAAAATGATCGGCCAAATCTTCAAGACGGAAGGCTACAAATTGGAGGACTGCATCGAGTTGCCAGAGATGCGGGCCGAACGGAACTCGCACGTCACGATCGTGGAGGATTTGCTCAAGCGGAACGAAATTGTCGTGGAGTTGCTCAAAGAGTACGTGGAGTTTCTCAACTGGAAACATAACCGCGACAAGCCCGAAATCTTCGAGACCGAAGAATCAGAAACGCGCGCGCCTCCGCGCCTGGGGCGAAAACAGCGGCGCGCGATCTAGAGAATCCGGTATGGTGGCGAAACAATCACCACCGCAATGGCCGGCCAAAGTGATGCCCACTTTCCTCCACGCGCGCCGCTCATTTCAATAGCTTCCTGCCCGCGTGTCCGCCAGTCCTTGGCGCCATTCCGTCATCAGCTAAAACCAGAGAGAAACCACAGAGGGGAGCGAGGATCAGGATTCCAAGCCTGATCAGATCGCTTACATTGTTGTTACTGACATTAACGTGTAAATACTCTAATCGTGTTAGAGAAACAAGTACAACAAATTTTTTTCTGTATTATCTCTGGGATCTCCGCCGCGCGTGCTTTGGAGGAAGTTCCAGGGAATGGCGTTCCAGCGTTGGTTCCGCAAACAATTCAAAGACTACCAAGAGAAGATATTTAAGGAGAGCGGCCATAAACCGACCCAGATCCAGTTTGCCGCATTTTTGGAAATGGGTCGTGCGAGCGTCAACCAGCATTTAAAGGGAAAGACGGTGCCTCCCGAAGGTGAGATTTGGAAAATCATAATCAAAACAAACTCCAATCTCGCCGACGACCTGGAAGATCTGGAGGATCAGAAGCATTGGCGAAACGGTATGTTGATGGCGGCCAAACTGCTTCGCCGGCGTGATCGCTTCAGTGAAGATCTCGAAGCTTTCATGGCCTACCTGCAGGAACGGATCCGAAAAGAAGAAGAAGAGAACAAGAAAAAAGTCATCCGGTCAAAGCCTCGCGACCACCCCTCTAGTGAATCAAAACCAGGGCGCGTGTCGTCTGGTTGAAGGAGTGGATAGACTCCCATCAACCTACGCGATGGACCGATTGAACTCGCGCGCCCTGCTTTTGAATTTTACGAAACTTGTAGTGCTCCCTCTTTGATCCACAGAGACGTGAAATCCCCGTGAAACCGCCCATCCAAAAATCCACTTGACGACTCTCTTCGCGATTCACTAGAGTTCGTGCCGGCCTACCAAGCCCGCCTTTCAACTCCCCGCTAGATTTCTGTCTCACTGAAAGTCCATGGCGATTCTTTTTCTCAATGAAGTGGCGAAACGACTTCGGGTGGATTATTCGACGGCGCGCGACTTCGTGCTCACCGGTCAGTTGCAAGGGATCCGTCTCGGCGGCCGGCGCCGGATTCAAGTGCGGGAAGAAGACCTGGAGGCATTCATCGAAGCCTCCAAGATGCCGGTACAGGACGACGAGAATCGTGGCCCTTTATCGGGCCCTATTGCTCCACGAGAGTCGCCAAAACTGGCCCAAATCCAACGGGGCCCAAAAACCTCAACCGGCCTGCCGCATCAATGGAGAGAACGGTTTGCAAAGAAATGACGAAGGTTTAGGAAACCGCTGCTCTATCCTTCTGAGCTACGGGGCCGGACTTGTCCAATCAGCAAGTTATGCGAGTCTAATCAGCCTCTCCTCCGTCTTTGGCCCTTTTCGTGGCCCTTTTGCGCTCCGCATCCATCGTATCAATCGCGTCTCTCAAGTCGACCTCGCTGACGATGTTGTAGCGCCGGAAAACACTATCGGTTTTCCACCCCGCGAGCTTCATGATCGCGCTTTGCCGGACACCTTGACGGTCCATCTCGCGCGCGAAACTGCGCCGCAGATCGTGAGGCGTCCGCTTCGCCTCAATCCGTTCGATCACCGGCAGGCCTTTACTTCCCCGCTGACTTCCGATGACCAGATTGCCGGCGGCATCCCGTTTGTAGTGGATCGTGCAGGGGAGGCCGGCGTTGTAGCAGGCCCGGGCCCAGCTCTTCCGAAACTCGCCGATCGTGAAGACGCGGCCGGTCAGCGGCACATAGGGCAGCGTGCGAACTCCGGATCCCTCGCCGGATTCGGGCGTCGCCAATCGAGCCAACTCGAGCAGCAACACGCGCAACTCATCACTCATCGGGAACACCCGGCCATCCCGGTTTTTGGTTCGGCCCGCATGCAAGCGGATTTCGTTGTTATCGAAATCCACCGCGGGCCATTCCAGCTTTCGGCTTTCGCCGACCCGCCAGCCGGTCAGAAAAAGGAACCATACAAAGGCGCGTGGTTTGGGAGCGAGAAACACGGACAACCGCTCCATTTCCGCGCGCGTGACAAAGCCTTCACGGACGTTGTCCTCCCGGAGTTTCGGCACGTATGGCGCGAAGAGCAACTTGCGGCCCTGGATGGCCAGATTAAACGTATGGCGGATCGCCTCCAGTTCCCGATTGATCGTGCCGTTCTCGGCGTCTTCCTTCTGCCGCAGCACGATGTAGTGTTTGATCTGGGCCGTCGTGATCTGCGCCGCCTTGCGGTTGCCGAACACTGGAACGATGTGCAGCCGAAAACGAGTCTCGATGTCGTCCAGCGAGCTGTATCCGTTCACTTCATAGTCGACCAGTACATCGTTGGCGAGCTCGCCAAAGAGGACCGTGTTCGGTTTCGACGATACCGGAATTCCCTTCGCGAGTTCCCCCAGGCGGATCGCCAGTTCGCGTTCCGCATCCTCGCGTGTTCCAGTAATCGTTTCCTGCTGTCGGATGCCGTCGACGTCGACATAGCGGATCCGAAAACTCGTTGTGGTGCGTTGTTGAATATTCCCCGTGCGCTTCCGCGGCATCGATCCTCCGATGGGGTGAGCGCCGGCACGAAATCAAAGAGAGTCAGGCCGTCCACGCTTACCCGTGAATGGTTTTGGCGAGGCCTGGATGACCGGTGCGATGGTCATCCGGGCCGCCCGCATTGTAAGTCAGGTTTTTCAGTCGGGCGAGTGTTTCTCTCTGTCCCTGGGCGACGGGGTTCATGGACCTTTCCCGTCGCCCGTTTTTTGTGGCCGACGGTTGGTGCCGCCGGTGATGGGGTGAACGTGATCCATCCAATTTCATGATCTGTCATGAAGGAACGCTCCGGCATGCCCTACGACGTCGTCGCCTTCGAGACTGATGAAAATGCGTTAGCGCTCACGTCCCAGGAAGAAGGGATCTTTCACCGGATGATGCGCAAAGCATGGATCAATGGTTCGGTTCCGGCCGATCTCACTGAGCTAGCCCAACTCTGCCGCGAGCGCCCCAGCACGATCCGAAAAGCGTGGCCCCAGCTCTCCAAAATGTGGGTTCCGATGTCCGGCAATCCGTCGCGACTCGTAAATAAAAAACAAGAAAGTGAAAGAGCTTTTAAAGAAAAGATTCGAGTGCAGAATCGACGCGCGGGAAAACTTTCAGCTAAGTTACGGAAAACACACAAAAAGCAATCAACGAATGTTCAGCGAACGCTCAACACTCGTTCAACTCCCCTCCCCTCCCCTTCCCCTTCCCCTGATCCCGTTCCCATACAGTCCTCCAATACTGAACATTCCGTCATTCCTGAGAGCGGGGGAACGCGCGCGCCCGCGCGAATGGAGATCACGACGGTGATGGACGCGTGGGCGAAGGAAAACGGGATCACGGCAAACCTGGAAGCGGAAACGGCGGCCATGCTCGACCACTACCGCGGCCTCGGCGAAAACCGTGACGACTGGCTGGCGACGTGGCGGGGATGGATGCGGAAGACGAAACACTTTGGCCATAACGGGAGAAACGGCAATGCCCCGAGAGAATTCGAAACCAAAGGCGAACAACTCGTCCGGAGACAACAAGAAGAAAATCAGCGATTCGATACGCTACTTCGTCGGCCAGCTAGCGATGGCGCTGGGGCAAGTGATTCCGGCCGAGCGGATCCTGCTGTACATCCGCGCCTTGTCGGACCTGACTGAATCCCAACTCGCTCACGGTTTCGAGAAAGCATTGAAATTTTTTAAGCCGGAATTCGGACGGGTGTTCCCGACGCCCGCGGAAATTCGAGAGTGGGCGTACGAATGGCGCCCGCCGGTCGTGGATCCCTCTCGCGCCATCCTCGATCGCGGTGACAAACCGCCTGGCTGGGAGCAACTCCAACCCGGCGAACTCGACAAGATGCGGGCCCGCGCCAAGCAAGTGGTCGAGCGGGTGGAGCGGACGGCGCAAGCCGAAGTGAACGGTCCAGCAACAACGCGCGAGACGGTTCCCGCGGATGAACTCGAACGCCGGCGGATCGCCCAACTCGAGGCGTTCTGGAAGCACAACAAACAAGCGGGTGAGGTATGAGTGCTCTCTCCTTCGGCCTGGGCTGCCGCGACGAGTCCCGCGAATCGATCGAATTCACGATTCACGGACAAACCTACAGTTTGAAAAATTCACGGATTATTCTGCCCGTGAAGACCATGCACGGCCAGCCTATCGAGAAGGGATCGAAATGCCCGCACTGTAAAAAACCTCTCGGGATGATGACGATCCCGAATGAGAAAGCCAAAGCGTTCGAGCAGGCGTTTGAGGGACAACTTCCCGCGGAGGCGAAACAACGCCTGTTGATGCCGGTCCGTGCGGATATCGAGATTTACTATCCCACCAACCTGCAGGATGTCGACGAGGCGTTGACTCTCGATTGCATGCAGCGCTACGGGGTGATCGGCAATGACCGGCAGATTGTGGCGAAGTACGTGGTCAAACGAATCGATAAGGCAAATCCCCGCGTGAATGTGAAAGTCAGTCCCGTGAAGTGGGACCGCAGCGGCCGACAGCCCAGTATGTTCGACGACGAGTCCGCGGCGCCGGAACTTCGGGAGGTCATTTAGTCAAACCATGTGTGTGACCTGTAAAACCATGATCGATACCGGGCTTCACGAAGATGTCTGTGGGTGTAGCTGTCATAAGCACGGAATCGATGTCGATAAATATCTCCAGCCGATCGCCTGCGATATTCGGGAGCCAATCGAATGAGCATTAACTACTGGCATCAAGGGCGCATGCTCTTCGCGCTCGCCCGCTACTTCGATTGGTCGAGCCAGCGGATGATGTCGCAGTTTGCGATCGACGGCGGGATCGCGGACCTGGTATTCGTGTCGCGCGCCGGCTATGCGACGGAGGTGGAAATCAAGATCAGCCTCGCGGACTGGGAATGCCGATCTTTACAAAGCGAAGTGGGGGCAGGATCGCCCGCACATCGCGCGATTTTTCTACGCCATTCCCGAGACGCTGGAAGATCGAATTCCGGACTGGGTTGCCGGCGTCTGCCGGACTCCTGGTCGTCCGTCGTTCCGGGACCTCGGGTCGTAATTTCGATCAGGTCTCCGAGTTCCGCGCGGCGCATCGACGGCCGGCAAAGAAACTCTCGGAGCGTGAGCAGAACATCATGTTTCGTTCCGCGTATTACCGTTTCTGGAGGCAGGAAATGCGGTTCTGGCAGGAGCGATTGTTCGATCGGCCAGTCCGGGAGCGGATGAACATGACGCGTTTGACGTATGCGAATGGGCGCTGATTATGGGTCCCGATGTTGCTCGAACCCACAAACCCCTTGACAGCCGTGCTAGTACCGAAACACATTGACCGTGATATAGAGTAAAAAGAACACAGGAATCCTATGTATCGGACCCCTACAACCTAAGCGAGAGGCTGACAACTCACAAGGGCCAATGGCCCGGGATCACTCCCAACAAGCCCCCGACACAACACTTGTCTCCAAATCGAGCAAAACAGCAATTGCTTCACCGGGCAATTCGGCGAGAGCGCGCCCCGGATATGAACGATATCCAGTGGATGGCCCGCTGTGGCGAACTCCTGCCTCCCCGGCCCACGCCTAGCAATGATCCCGATTTGAATTCGCATCTCTTCGGGCCTTCCCTGCGAACGGTGCAAATGGAACGAATCGAAGTGATCGAGTTGGACGAAGACGGACGGGTCGTCTGGCGCACATGACGATTCCACGGCCGATCACGCACGCCGCGGCGCCCAACTGGGCCGGGAATGAATACTCGTCGGTCTGTCCGTTCAATTGCGACAACTCGCAATTGATTCTCGTGGCCGTCGATCATTTCATTCTCTGCGATGGCGACGGCGTCTTTCAGAGAGATCTTCCGATCGCGGCTGCGCAGGAACCGCGGTGGTCTCGGACCGATCCGAATCTACTCTATTACCTGACGGACTCCCGTTACTCGACGCCTTCGCAAGTGCGCACGTTCAATGTTGCGAGTATGACTTCCGCTCGGATCCAGGAGTTCCCGGAGTGCGTCACGTTGATGTCCCGCGGCGAAACGGATATCTCCGAAGACGGCCAGCATCTGGTTCTCCAGGGCACTCGAAAAGACAACGTCCAGGAAGTGTTGGTCTACGATCTCCAGTCCCGTTCCTATCCTCCGGCCTGGATCTTGGATGGACCGATTGACGGGCTCAAAATCTCACCGTCCAACTATCCCATCATCTCCAAATCCGACGGCCTGTTTATCCGTGAGGGCACGACGGTCAGTCAACTGACCGAGGCGAACGGCCACGCGACGGTCGCTCGTTACGGCAGGAAGGATGTCCTCCTCTGGTGTAGTGCCGCGGATAAAGCGATCGACCGGAACGCCCTCGTTTTGGTGGACCTGAGCACCTATTTCCAGAAGACACAGCTTGTGGAGTTTCCCTGGGATTATGCCTTCCATATCTCTCCATGCAATCAGGGATTCTGTCTCGTGTCGACTTACTCCAAAGTGCACCCGCTCCTGCCCATGCAACTCTGGAAGGTCCCCTTCGCGCTCGAGCCTCCGACCATCCTCGTCTCGGATACGGGTGGCAAGTACCGTGAAATCGCCGGCGACGGCGGGTATACCTCTCAACCGAAGGCCGCACTGAGCCGTGATGGTTCACGCGCCCTCTACTCGGTGCACGACGGCACAACCGTCAACACGTGGCTGATGGAGCTCGATGCGCCGGCAGCGCCGCCGATGACGAAGCCGATTCCGACGCCGATCGAAAAGCCGGCCGATAATGACGTCCGGATCGACTACGCGCCCTATGTGGGGAAATCGGAATTTGTGTTGCGACCTCGTCCCGATGGCGCGGTGGATATTTTCGAGCGGAAGCTGAAATGATCGGGTCTCCTGCTTCAACTTCTCGTTCTTGCGCTCATCGGTTGGCTCGCAATCTGGCTGGTCGATCAGTTGCCGATTCCTTCGCCGCCGAAGCAGATCCTGCGGGTCATCGTGATTGTGATCCTCGTCCTGTATTTGATGGCCTTGCTCGTCGGGGTGCCGCTGCCGTGGAGGTGATCGAAAGCGTGACAAACATCGAGGTGTGGATCTGATGCCGTCGGCGCCGGCCCGTCCATGCAGTCACGCCGGATGTTCCCAACGGCAGCCCTGTCCAACGCACAAACGCAAAGCCTACGACATCCATCGTGGATCGTCATCCGAGCGTGGGTATAACTACCGCTGGCAGCAATATCGGAATTGGTTTATCCGCCAGGCCCAGTGTCCGGTCGAAGGCTGTAGGCGCAATCATGTGCTGTGTGAAGGGGAGTGTCGCCGTCAGGGACGCGCCGTGCCGGCCTTTGCCGTGGATCATATTACGCCCCATCGTGGAGACGAACGCTTGTTCTGGGATCATGCGAACCATCGCTCACTCTGCGAATCCGAACACAACGCCAAGGCACAGACGGAACGGCTCACATGACAGGCTTCGGCATCGCGGTCTTTGTTGCGGGACTAGGTCTCGGTCTCGCCTTGATCATCTGGTACGAGCGTCATCACCGGAAATCAGAGATTCATCCGAAGCCGAGGATTCAGTTTCAAAAATCCGACGAGCCGAAACGGTGGGGGGATGGGAAAAAATAGAAATCGTTTCGCCGCTAGACCGCTGGGCAGTCGTTTGCACGCGCGGACAGAATTGGGCGTTTGGAAAATCGCGTGAAAGGTCGAAAAGCCTCCGATACCGAAGAGAAGCTCGCGAAAGGCGAAACCCGGCCCTCGCGCGTCAACTACAATGAGCCCGATGTTCCAGCGCCGGATTCGACGGCGCCGCCGCGCGATTTGAAAGGCGCCGGCCTGCAGCTCTGGCAAACGTACGCGAGGAAAATGGTCGACACTGGCCAACTGCGGGCGACCGACATGCCGCTCTTCCTCCAGCGCTGCCGGACCGAAACAGATATCGAGCGGTGGGAAAAAGAGAAGAATCGCCGCAACCTGGACCGCTCGGAGAAACTCGCGATCGAGCGCGTCTTGAATCAACTCAAGAGCCGCGCGCTGCGAGAATCTGCGGAGCTCGGCATGACGAGTGTCTCGCGTTCGAAAGTCCGGACCGTGACGAAAGCCCCCGTGGAAAAACCCAAACATCAACGCTTCTTTGGAAAGCTCAATGTCATCGACGGTGGTCGATCCGCTGACGACGCGGACAAACCGAAAGTCCACTAGGTCCCGACGGGGATGGTGGGGCGACGGGCCGGCACCGCATGAACGTTGGCCCGGCGTCACGATGGCGATCCCGGCCGTTTGGCAGGGGAAGCGGCACCGGTGGGAAAGTCCGGACGGCAAGTATTACTTTGATCGCGATGAAGCCGATCGTGCCTGTGATTTCTTCCCGACGTTCCTCGCGCACTACATCGGCGAGTTTGCCGGCCAGTCCTTCACGCTCTTCGATTGGCAACGGTTGCTCGTCGTGATGCCGGCGTTTGGGTGGAAGAACACCAAGACGGGCGCCCGCCGTTTTCGGTTCGTCCTGCTCTTTGTGCCGAAAGGCAACGGGAAATCGCCGCTCGGCTCCGGACTCGGGCTCTTTCTTGCCGGCTGTGATGGTGAGGCCGCGGCGGAGGTCTTCGCGCTCGCCGGCGATAAAGATCAGGCGAAAGTCGTCCACGACTCGGCGAAGGTCTACGTCGAGGAGTCGGCCGATCTCGCCGAGCTCTGCGACGTCACGCGCGATTCGATCTACTTCCGGCAATCCCGATCGTTTCTGAAAGTCATCTCGGCGGACGCGCCCGGCAAGCACGGCCGGCGCCCGCACGGCGTGATCATCGATGAACTGCATACCCAGCGGAATCGGGATCTCTATGAGGCGCTGCGCAAGAGCATGTCGAAACGCCGGCAGCCGATGATGATCATGCTCTCGCACGCCGGCGATGATGACGAATCGATCTGCTATGAAGAATACGAGTACGCGAAGAACGTGATCCAGAACCCGGCCTATGACGAGGCGTACCTACCGGTGATTTTCGAAGCCACGCCCCAGGACGACTGGACGCGCGAGGATGTGCACCAGAAAGCGAATCCCGGATACGGCATCACGATCAATCCCGAGATCTTTGCCGGAGAATGCAAGGCCGCGCAGAACGAGCCGCGGAAGAAAAACGATTTCCTGCGCTACTCGCTCAACCGCTGGGTGAATCAGGCGACGGCCTGGATCCCCGTCGAGTGGTGGGATGCCTGTCCATCCGCCCTACCTGGCGACGATGTGCTCCAGACCTTCAGCGCCGCCGGCGGCCTGGACGGCGCGCAGAAATGGGATTTGTTTTCCTTCGTGGCGGCGTTCAAAGAATACCTGCCGGTCCCGGAAGCGGTCGAAGTGCCGCGGGAGACCGACGAGGGCGCCATCGAAAAAGTCATCCTCTCGCTCAATTACCGCGTGCATCTCCTGCCGTTTTTCTGGATCCCGGAAAACACGATGCGCGAGCACGAACACTCCGATCGCGTGCCGTATTCGCTCTGGAAAGAGAAAGGCTGGCTGCGCGTCACCGAGGGCGATGTGATCGACGACGACCGGATCTACAAAGACCTCTGCCAGCTCGCCGAACGATTTCCCAAATTGAAAGAAGGCGAGATCGCCTATGACCCGGCCTTCGTGGGCAGTCTTGCGATTCGATTGCGCGACAAAGGCGGCTTCAAGATCCTCGAGATGCCGCAGAACTACACCCACCTGAACGAACCGTCCCACGTCTTTGAAGCGCTGCTCAAAGGGAAACGGATCAGCCATGACGGCAACCGGTGCCTGCGGTGGAACATTGAAAACGTGATGATCAAAACCGACGATGCGCGGCGGATCAAGCCGGTCAAACCGAAAAAGGCGGTGAAGCGGATTGACGGCGTCGTGGCGTCGATCTTCGGCATCAGCCGCTTGATGGTCGAGGCGGAAGCGCCGACCTACCAGATGCTTTTCGTATAGAGGATTCTATGAAAACCGATGTGATAAACCGCGCCTATTCCGTGGTCCACTGGAAAGCCGTCGACGAGGAGAAGCGCCTCCTCGAGGGCGTGGCGACGTCGATCGCTCCGGACCGCATGGACGATGTGATCGAACCGGAGGGCGTCGAGTTCAAGCTGCCGTTGCCGCTGCTCTATCAACACAACTCCCGGCAGCCGATTGGCCAGGTCATCGCGGCGAAAGTCTCGAAGACCGAGATTACGGTCAAGGCTCAGGTGGCGCCCGCCGGCGTCGCGACGTTCATCGATGAAGCCTGGGCGCTCATCAAAGCCGGCCTCATTCCGGGATTCTCGATCGGCTTCCGCTCGCTCGAAGATTCCTACGATCGCGAGACGGGCGGTTTCCATTTCATCCGCACCGAATGGATCGAACTCTCGGTCGTGACTATTCCGGCGAATGCGGAAGCCACGATCACCGCTGTGAAATCGGCGGACACTCTCGCGCGGGCCGCGTTGGGCCGTGAGCGCGCGACGGTCCGATTGAACCTCAACCTTCCCGGCGATTCGGGAGCCATCCGATCGAAAGGGAAAGCGATGACGATTCAGGAGCAAATCACCTCGTTCGAAAACAAGCGCGCCGCCTCGAGTGCGCGCATGACGGCGATCATGGATAAGGCCGGCACGGAAGGCCGGACATTGGAGGAAGCCGAGCAGCAGGAGTACGACAGTCTCGAGACGGAAGTGAAGTCGATCGACGAGCACCTGGTGCGCCTGCGCGCGCATGAAAAGCGTCTCGTCGCAACCGCAACGCTGGTGACCCCACAGAACACCAATGACGCGACGCGGGCAAGCGAGACCCGCGGCGGCTCGAACGTGATCACGGTGAAGTCGAATCTGCCGAAAGGCACGATGATCACGCGCTATGCGATCTGCCTCTACAACGCGAAGGGCAATATCTATGTCGCGGCGGACCTCGCCAAGCAGTACTACAAAGACATGCCGGAACTGGAATTGGTTCTGCGCGCCGCCGTCGCTGCCGGCAATACCACGGATACGACGTGGGCGTCGCCGTTGATTCCGGCCGCCCAGCAGATGCAGGGCGAATTCCTGGAACTGCTTCGGCCGGCTTCCGTGTTGGGACGGATTCCGGGATTGCGCCGTGTGCCCTTCAACATCACGATCCCCGCACAGAGCGGCGGCGGCACCTACGGATGGGTAGGAGAAGGCGCGGCGAAACCCGTGACGAAACTCGCCTTCACGGCGGTCAGTCTGGATTGGGCCAAGGTCGCCGGCATCATCGTCATGACCCAGGAGCTGATGCGGTTTTCGAATCCCTCGGCCGAAACGATCATCCGTGACGACATGGTGAAGGGCACTGCGCAATTCATCGACACGCAGTTCGTCGATCCGACGGTCGCGGCCATCATCAACAATAACCGCACGGTGACGCCGGCCTCCGTCACGAACGGTGTCACGGCGGTCCCGGCCACAGGCACCACTGCGGCGGCGTTCCGGACCGACATGAAATCCGTCTTCGCCAATTATCTCGGCGTGAACGATGACCCGACGAACACGGTCATCCTGATGTCGGCGACCGTTGCCTTGAATTTGTCCCTCTTGATGAACCCCCTGGGTCAGCCGGAGTTTCCGGACCTCAACATGAAGGGCGGCACGATTCTCGGTTTGCCGGTCGTTGTTTCGCAGGCCGTTGGTAATCGGATCATCGTTCTTCGCGCGGATGAAATCCTTCTGGCCGACGACGGCCCGGCGCAAATCGACGTCAGCGAGCAAGCCTCCGTCGTCATGGACGACAACCCGCAGGCCTCGCCGCAGACAACATCGCTCGTGTCGTTCTGGCAGCGGAATTTGGTCGGTCTTCGGGTCGACAAGTACATTAACTGGAAGAAGGCGCGTTCGACGTCGGTCCAGTACATTTCCAACGCGGCCTACGGCGGTTAAGTTCCTCGCTGGAGTCTGTTGTTTCTCAACCTCAAAGGGCTCTCGGATGACGGGAGCCCTTCTTTTTGGAGATCGTTATGGTGCGTGTACTTGCATTGCAGGATCACGAGTACGATTCGAAAACCCGCCGGACGGGCGAGATTTACGATGTCGAACCGCAGTACGTCGACACGCTCGTCGTTCTCGGCCGTGTGCAGGTGGCCGAGCCGGCATCGACGCCTCCCGAAGCCAGGCCGGAACCCGAACCGCAAGCAAGACGCGCCTATCGCCGACGCGATATGAAGGCTGAAGAGTGAATCTCTTCGGTTTCGATATCGAGCGCGAGCCTCCGTTGATCCTGCTGAAGCTCGACGCGCCGGAGGTGAAGCAGGTTCCGGAGAACATGTACGGGGTCACGACGTGGCTTTCCGGGTCCTGGCCCTACTGGGGCGGATCGATCCGCGAATCGTATCCCGGCGCCTGGCAGCAGAACGTCACCCTCGATCCGCAGACGAGCATCCTCGCCTTCTCCGCGGTCTTTGCCTGTGTCACCGGGATCGCCGGCGATATCGGCAAGATGCGGATCAAGCTCGAGGAAAACAATAACGGGATCTGGAACGAGATCACGGCGAATCAGCCGTGGCTGCCGCTCCTGCGCAAGCCGAATCACTTTCAAACGCGCATCAAATTCCTCGAGCAGTGGATTGTCTCGAAGCTCCTCCAGGGCAATACCTACGTTCTCAAAGAACGTCAGGATAAGCGCGGCCTCGTGACAGCGCTCTATGTCCTCGATCCGCTGCGCGTCACGCCCCTCGTGGCGGAGAACGGCGACGTGTATTACCGCTTGAAGCGGGATCTCCTGGCCCGGACCGATGAGTTGAAAAATATCGAGGATAGCGATGATCCGGTCGTGCCCGCCTCGGAAATCATCCACGACACGATGGTCGCCTTATGGCATCCGCTGATCGGCATCTCCCCGATTTATGCCTGTGGCATGTCCGCGACGATGGGCAACCGGATTCAGCAGAACAGCACGAACCTCTTCGGCAATGGCGCGCGGCCCGGCGGCATTCTGACGTCGCCCTCGACGATCTCGGACGAACAAGCGCAGAAGTTGAAAGCGCGCTGGGAAGCCGGCTACAGCGGCCTCAATGTCGGCCGCGTCGCGATCCTCGGCGATGGGCTGAAATATGAGGCCATGGCGATGAACGGCGTCGATGCGCAACTGATCGAACAATTGAAGTGGACCGTTGAAGATGTCGCCCGCGCCTTCCATTATCCGCTCTTCAAATTGGGCGGACCCTTGCCGCCCTATGCGGGGAACGTGGAAGCGCTGATCATGTCGTATTACACCGATTGCCTGCAGACCTTGATCGAATCGCTCGAACTGTCGCTCGACGAAGGTCTCGCCTTGCCGCCGGGTATGGGCACCGAGCTCGATCTGGAGAACCTGATGCGGATGGATACGGCGGCGCTGTATGACTCGAACAATAAAGCGGTCGGCGGTGGCTGGATGGCACCGAACGAAGCGCGCTTCCGCGCGAACTTCATCCCGGTGGCCGGAGGCGAGTCGCCATATCTCCAGCAGCAGAACTATTCCCTCGAAGCGCTCGCGAAACGCGATGCGAAGGAGGATCCCTTTGCCGGATTGCCGACCGCGCCAACTCCGCCGGCGCTGCCGCCGGCAAGAAATCTGAGCACGGCGGATCTCGAATTCTTTGAGTCGGAAATGCAGGGAGAACTGGTTCTTCAATGATGGAACGCAGTGACCTGTCGATTCTCGCGAAGTCGATCGGTCGATTGGTCCGCGAATACGTCTCGGCGGCGCTCGTGGCGGTTTCGACGCGTTTGGATGATCTCGATCGGCGGCTGAATAGTATTCCGGCAGGACCTCGCGGGGAAAAAGGCGAAAAAGGGGATAAGGGCGATCCCGGCGCGCCCGGTGAACAAGGGCCGTCGAGCGTTGGAGAGAAGGGCGAGAAAGGCGATCCCGGCCCGCGCGGCGAGAGGGGGGAACGCGGTGAGCCTGGACCGAAAGGTGAACCTGGCCCGTCCGGGCCGCGCGGGGACCCGGGCGAACGCGGTGATCAAGGGGCGCCGGGCGAGCGTGGAGAGCGAGGCGACACGGGTCTGCCTGGGGAACGGGGCGAGAAAGGCGACCGTGGCGAACCCGGCGTCACAGGACAGCGTGGCGAAAAAGGAGAACCCGGGGAACGCGGCCCACACGGCGAGCCCGGACTGTCGATTACGGGAGAAAAGGGAGAACCGGGCCGTGACGGTAAAGACGGCCGCGATGGGCGCGACGGCATTAATGGCAAAGATGGGCGCGACGGCGAGCGCGGCCGGGATTCGCTCGAAATTGATATTCTGCCGGCGATCGATCCGGCGAAAAGTTATCCGCGCGGGACCTTTGCCAAACATCAAGGCGGCTTACTGCGGGCACTGACCACGACGACTCCCGCGGATGAAAACGGAATCATTGCGGGATGGGACGTGGTCGTCGATGGTATTCGCGAGATCGAAGTCGAACAGAACGAGGATCACCGTTCCTTCGTCTTAAAGATCTGGAAGACGAGCGAGATGGTATCGACCAAAACCTACTGCTTTCAAATGCCGGCGATGATCTATCGCGAAATCTTCAAAGAGGGCACCGAATACGCCCGTGGCGATGTCGTCACTTGGGCCGGGTCGGCTTGGCACTGCAATGCGGAGTCGACGAGAGTGAAACCGGGAACGGGATCGGATTGGAAGTTGATGGTGAAGGAAGGCCGCGCGGGGAAAGACGGCACCGTCGGCGCGGAAGGTCCGAAAGGCAAAGACGGGCGTGACGGTCGAGACCTCACCCAGATGGGATTTGATGGGAGCAAGCATTGATCGATCTCGTTTCGCTCGCGAAAGCGAAGTTGCAACTCCGCATCGAAGGCACCGAGCGCGACGCTGATATTGCGATGAAGATCGCGCAGGCCTCGGCGATCGTCATGCAGTACTACAAGAAAACGGCTGTTCCCGATGAATGGTATGGCGTCTCGAGTTCGCCGGCGACCATCACCGTGCCGGCCGACATTGAAGCCGCGACGCTACTGGTGCTCGGTGAGCTGTATGAAAATCGCGAAGCGAGTATTGCGAACGTGCTGTCCGATAGCGTGAAAGCCCTTATCCCACGAGATCCGACGCTTGCTTAACAAACGTGCCGGGGAAGTCCGACGCTTCGCTGTCGATTTCAGCGACAGCTTGCATACCGTCTCATCCATACAGGGTTGCGCGCCGATGACCGCTCCCTTGACCGGAAGCGACGAATTGCTGACCGGTACGCCGACCGTCCTCGAAGTCGGCACCAGCGATCTGACGATCTCCAATGTCGGCATCACGTCGGACGAATGGATCCTCGATGGGTTTCCGGTATCGAAAGCGCGAGCGGTCGAATTCACGGTCGCCGGCGGCGTTGCGGGAACCACGTACGCGCTCCGGGTGACGGCGGGGACGGATGCGACGGGTCCGCAAACGCTGATCCGCGACCTCGAATTGAGGGTGAATTGAAACTCAGTCTCGTCACGGGAACCCGCAACCGGCCTTTCGATTTCCGCCGGCTCGTGGACTCGATCGAGCGGCACACGCCGATGGACTGGGAACTGATTGTCTCGGATGCGTCGGACTCCCCGATCGAGCATGAAACGGTGGCGACGGCGGAGACCTGGCCGAAGATCCGCGTGCTGCCGGAGCGGCCGCGATTGGGCTGTACGGTAGGGTACAACCGCGCGTTTCGCGAAACGTCCGGCGATTGGGTGATCTGGTTGAACGACGACTGCGAAGTCGAATCGGGCTACGCGACGGCGGCGATCCGCTTCATGCAGGACCATTCCGAGATCGGCCTCGGTGCGCTCTACTACGCGGATCGGGCGACGGGTGAGAGCTACCACGTCAATCATTGCCACTGGGGCATGCTGTATGCGAACTTCGGCGTCGTGTCGCGCGAGCTCGGAAACCAGGTCGGCTGGTTCGATGACGAGCTGACGATGTACGGGAACGACAATTCCCTGACCTATCGCGTGCTCCTGGTGGGCAAGGGCATCGCGGGGATTCCCGAGGCGCGAGTCCTTCATCACTCGACGCAGGACGAATCGCGGCGCGAGAACAATCACTACGACTTCCGGCAGCAACAGGCGGATCTCTTGCGGGCGAAGTACGGACCGCATCTGCCGGCGATGCGCGCGGTCTACGAGCGCTATCGGATGGTCGCCGCGTGAAACTCCATATCGGCTGCGGTGCGGTCTATCTCGACGGTTGGCTGAATGTGGATCTGGAGAACGCGAACACCTTCCGGGCGTGCGACCGGCCGGATCTCGTCGAGCGGTGGAAGACAACGGAGGATCGGTATTATGCCCGGCATGCGGACAAGACACTCGACACGCTCCGGGCGGGACCGCTGGCGCAGGATTACGTCTGCGACCGTTTTGGGTCGTTCGAGCATCTGCCGGCGCCGTCGTTTGAAGTCGAAGAGATTCTCGCGCGGCACACGTTCGAGCATCTCTCCATCACCGAAGCGCGGCGAGCTCTGGCCGAATGCCATCGTGTTCTCCGGCCAACTGGAATCCTGCGGCTCGACGTCCCCGACCATGAAGAAACCTTGCGGCTCTACAAAGCGACCGGCGACGAGTTTTATGTGCGCCATCTGCTGGGCCCGCGGCGGAACGATTACGGATATCACATGATGTCGTATTCCCGGGAGCGGCTCCACGCGCTCGTGGAACGTTATGGTTTCGGTGGTGGGGGCGAAGAGCCGAATATCCACTTCTACCCGGCATTCTGTTTGAGATTTCACAAGCAGTGATCGTCGACAATTTCGCCACCTGGGGACCACGCGATTACGTGGAGCTGCCGTTCATCCACGATCAGTGGAAAGTGCTCGATGTGGGCCCAGGCGCGTATCCCTTAGCGCGCGCCGATGTGTATCTCGACCAGGATCCGGAAAGGCTCGAACCGCTCGACCTCGAAGGCAAAGAGACGATGCTGGGCAACATCGAAGATGGCGTGCCGGCGATTATGGATCAGGCCTTCGATTACGTCTGGTGCTCGCACGTGCTCGAGCATGTCGAGAATCCGCAGAAAGCGGCGGCGACGCTCAGCCGGATTGCGAAGCGCGGGACGATCGTGATGCCGTCGGCGATCAAGGAAGCGATCTTCAACTTCGAAGAGGAGGAGCACCGATGGCTCGTGCTGCCGAATCCCGTTGACGGCAAACCGCCGATCTTCGTGCGGCACAATCACGGCTACCTGTCGAAGTTGAAAGACAACCTGGTGCAAAAGGCCACGTGTTTCCTGTACCGCACCGGCACGCATCACGAATGCACGGCGGAACGGGCGTTGCGGGGATGGTTCCAAACACACGAGAAGGATCTCGATGTGATTTTCCATTGGACGGACGAACTGCAATTGATCGTGATCGGATAAGAGGGAGGTCAGCCCAATGTCTTTTTCCATTTCAGCCAGCGGTACGAAAGAGGAAGCCCTGAAGCAGTTGGATGCGGCGACCGGTTCGGGGGACACGCAGCATTTCGAGGCCTGCCGGGAAGCCCTTCGCGCGGCCGTCGGAACCATGCCGGAGGGAACGGCCGTGACGGCCAATGCCAGCGGGCATCATGACTACAGCGGACAGAATCCGTCCGGCGATTTTCAGCTCAGTTTCTCGGTTCGGAAGAAATAGTGCTGGCCGGCCCGCCGGGCAGGGGCGAATTGAAAGTGACGGTGATCGGGCGACGGTTCTCACGAGAAAAGACTTAGTTGTTTCGGCCTCGCGGTATCACACGCCGGATTGTAATCGGATCGGCCGTGAAGATAGTCGTGGCAGGGCCTGCAGATTGCCTGTAGCTCCGAAAGGTACTCCGCGCCGAAGTGGGCATAAGTCAAATGGTGGGCGATTTCAAACTTACCATTCCCGCAATTCTCGCAAAGGCCCTTTGACCGCAGCGCCAGAGCTTGCTTGCGCATCTGCCAAATCCGGCTCGCATAATAAGCGCGTCGATGGGCCGGATTCTTTAGGAGTCGCTGAAAGTAAGTCGCGAAATCTTGTTCCTGCTTTATTTTCATGAGCAAGTTATACACCCTGGTTTATCAGGGTCGGCGATGGCGTGACTTAAGAGCGGCAATGAAGCTTAGCCAGCTAAACCAGTGAGTAGACATAGGATGACATAGGTGGACATAGGCCGATGCTGTTGCTATGGATTTATCTGGACTTATAACTTTATTTGCTTGACATGAAACTGTGACATGGTTCCGAGCATCCTGATCGTCGACACCTACTATCCCGACTTCCTGAAGTCCGTCCCGCTTGAATCGCAGAACTACGGCATCGAACTACGGCGACTACTCGACCGCTGCTTCGGAACTTTCGATGCGTACAGCCGCAACCTTCGGGCGTGCGGGTGGTTCGCGCATGACGTGATTGCCAATCACGCCGACTTGCAGGAACTCTGGGCGCAGGAATCACATTGGTACGGCGGTGACCGACTCGAAGCGCAAATCGCGTTCCACGACCCGGACGTCATCTTCATGCAGGACCTGAGCCTCGACGTGGACAAGCGAGACAGGCTCCTCGCCGGTCAATGTTCGTGTCCGTGGCCGGGCGACGAGAAGATCCGAAAGTACGATGTGATCTTTACGAGTTTCCCGCACTATGTGGAACGCATCCAGAAACTCGGGGTCAGACCCGTCTACAATCCGTTAGCGTTTGAGCCGGGTGTCGCGGACCGCTGCCATCCGGATATGTTTCCAGTTCTGCCGACGGAATCCATCGCGATGGACTTCGGACGCATCCACGATGTCGTTTTCATCGGCGGCGTCGGCAATCCTTCACATTGGCGGTATGGCATGGAAGTTCTGGAAGCCGTCGCCTGCCATATTCCGACCTTCAAATGGTGGGGTTATGGTGCCGAGGCATTGCCGCCCGACAGTGCCTTGCGCGAGAAGTACCAGGGCGAAGCCTGGGGCCTGGACATGTACGAAATTCTGCTGCAGTCCAAAATCTGCCTCAACCGGCATGGGGAAATCGCGCAGGGTTACGCGAATAATATGCGACTGTTTGAAGCGACGGGTTGTGGCGCGCTGCTGTTGACCGAGGAGGCGGCGAACCTTCAACAATTCTTTGGTCACGATGAAGTCGTGACGTACTACTCGCCTCAAGAGGCCGTCGCAGAGATCAGGTACTACCTGAAGAACGAAGACGAACGGCGGTTCATTGCGGCGAACGGCCAGCGGCGAACGTTGCGCGATCATACGTACGCGCAGCGCATGACGACGGTGAGTGAGACGTTGAAGGGGTCGCTGTGTCCGACTTAGTCCTCGTAGTCTTACTGTTTGCCATCGCCGTTTTATGCCGCGGAAAGGTCGAATCTCGCAGCGTGCAAGTCAAAAATCCGCACCCAATGCCAAAGATGAAGCCTTTACCGCCGCCTCCGCCACCACTGAAACGATGAACGCTATTTCCACCAACTATCGCGAACTGTCTCCGGATGAAGTGGCCGAGGTGGCCGAGCGTTGCGCCGCAGCCTGGCAGTGTCCGGAGATCCCTCGCCGTCAATATGAATCCGCGGTCCGGAACGAATTACGCCTCCTGCGGTTAGGGGAGGCCTGTGCGCCCTTTGCCGCATTTCTGGAGTGCATGCGCCGGCTTCCCATCGAACTGTTGGCCGAGCAACCGACATTGCTCGACGTGGGAGCTTCCGCAGGTTATTACCGGGAAGTCCTGGCAATCGCCGGCTTCAACGTGGGCTATACGGGATTCGATTATTCCGCAGCGTTCCAAGCGTTCGCCGAACAACTTTATCCGGGCATCGTTTTCGATATCGGGGAGGCGCGCGCCCTGCCCTATCTGACGGACGCGTTCGACATCGTGCTGCACGGCGCCTGCATCATGCACGTGCGGGACTATCCCCGCCTGATTGCCGAAGCCGCCCGCGTCGCCCGGCGTTACGTGTTGTTTCATCGGAGTCCCATTCTCCGCGCTAAGCCGACCACGTTTTTTGTGAAAGAGGCCTATGGCGTGGAATGCCTCGAGATCCATTTTAACGAGGCGGAATTGCTCGGACTCTTCCGGAGTTTCGGCCTGGAACCGGTCTACGACTGTAACGTCTTCTGGGATCCGCGGACCGAATCGGGCCATCGCGATTACCTGTTGAAGAAAACGGAAATCGAACCGTACGCCAGCATCAAAAGCGTATGAGGCACTACTGCACGCTCTTCGATCAGAAATATCTGCCGCAAGGCCTCGCCCTCTACGATTCGTTGAAGCGGCATTCCAGCGAGCCCTTCATGTTGCACATCCTCGCTCTGGATGATCCAACGCAGGATGTACTCAGTGGTCTATCGCTGCCGGAAGTGACGATGATCGCTGGCGAGGCGTTCGAAGCCGACTGCGGACTCGAGGCGATCCACCAGGCCCGCACGCATCAAGAGTGGTGCTGGATGCTGGCCTCCCAGCTTTGCGAGTTTCTCTTCGTGAGCGGCCTTTTCGAAGTGACGTATCTCGACGCGGACACGTTTTTCTTTGCGGATCCGGCCCCTGTCTTTGCGGAAATCGGCATGCGCTCGATCGCGATCACACCGCATCGGCTGATCCCCTCGAAAAAATATCTTGAGGTGAACGGCCTCTTCAACGTCGGTTTCGTGCATTTCAAAAACACGCGAGTCGGCCACCGGTGCGTCGCGACGTGGGCGGCGCAGTGCCGGACCAAATGCTCCGCAACCGATGGCTGCGGCGATCAAAAATATCTCGACGTCTGGCCGGAGGCTTACGGTCCGGAATGCTGTGTCATCGAAAACATCGGCGTGAATGCGGGGCCATGGTCGATTGCGAACTGGCGCGTCACCGCCGGGCCGCGACTCGATGGCGCGTCCCTGATTTGCTATCACGCCCACGAGTTCGATGCCCAGCAAGGACGCCTGACCCACTACGCGCTGCGACCGGAAGATCGAGAGTCTATTTACGAACCCTATCTGCTGGCCTACAAACAAGCCCAAGATCGCATTGCATCAGTACATCTACAAACCCGCTGAGGCGGGACTCGATCGGTGGCCGCCGGGCGAACTGCGCCTGGACGGCATCCCAGTAACAGAAGACCCGAATGTTGCCGATGTTTTCGTCTGCCCCGGATCATTGAGTGGCTTTCTTGAGAATGGCGTGCTTCGGAAAGAGCGGTTGTCGCACCTGCCTCATTGGGCCGGCAATGAAGCGCGCCATGCCTTTCTCGATGTCAGCGATAACTTCACTCGGGCGATCGGACTGCCGTGCCTCTTCATTCGATGCGATCTCCGGACCTGGATGTGGGATGACGATCCACACTCCATCAACGTGGCCTGGCCCGTGGAGGATTTCGCCGAATGCGTGGATCTGCCGGAAGCGGGCTTCACCTACGATGTCAGTTTCCACGCATGGCTCTCGACCGACACTCGCCGGATCTCGTCGCAATCGTGCCTCGACCATCTAGGCCTGCGCTGCGACATGGCGCGCTACGAGGATTTTACCGGCTACATCTATCACGAACCGGAAGGCGTTCGCCGGCGTGCCGAGTTCCGTCGGAGCATGCGCGAATCGCGCGTCTGCCTCTGCCCGGAATCGATACCCGGGGTTTTCCCTTACCGGTTCTTTGAAGCGATGTCCGCCGGACGCGTCCCCATACTGATTGCTTCGGATGTCGTCTTTCCTTTCGACGAGGAAATCCCTTACGACGCCTTCATGCTGCACATCGAACGGCAACAGGCGGGATCGGCGGGCGAGATCATCGCCGAGTTTCTCCGGAACACGAGCGACGTGGAATTGATCACGATGGGCCTCGAGGCGCGGGCATCCTGGTTGCGCTGGCTGAACGCCGCGGACTGGCCGAAGACGATGGCCTATGCCGTCGAAAAACAATTGCAGACGATGGGACTCGTCTCGTGCGCGTAGCCGTCATCACCTGCGCGGCCTACCGGGATGCCTGGGATCCGTTCCTTGCGCTCGTGAAGCATTTCTGGCCTGACTGCCCGTATCCGATCACGTTTCACAGTGACCGGGCCGGTGAGCCGTGGTGCGGGGTGCTCCTGCGTTCGGCTCTCGAGAGCGACGAGCCGCTTATGGTGTTTCAGGAGGATTTCTTTTTGACCGCGCCCGTGCAATCCGATCTCGTGGCGCGCGGCTGGGAGCTGCTCGAATCCCGAGGCGCCGGATGTGTGCGGCTCTATCCGTGCCCGGGAGCCGTTGAAGATTTCGGCGATCCTCACTTCGGTCGAATCCCGCGCGGGACCGCCGCTCGTATCTCCTGTCAGGTCGCCATCTGGCAACCGGACTATCTGGCCGAGATCGCCCGCTACTGCCTGAACACAACGACGGGCGAAGCCGGCGACTTCGAGAATCGCGGGACGCCCTTCAGCGACACGCTGCCGGTGCCGGTGCTCTCTTTCAAGCGCGAGGCCCAGCCCTGGCCGTTGGAGTATCTGGTGAGCGGCATCGATCGGGGATACTGGAACCCGGATGCCAAGCGTTTATGTGACCAGCTCGGCATTGCCGTCGATTGGTCGCTGAGGCCGATCGCGGCGTGATTCTCGTGTCCGCGATTATGCCGACGCGCGGGCGGCAGGCGTGGGCGCACCAGGCGCTCGAATGCTTCCTCGCGCAGACGTATCCGGAGAAGGAACTGATCATCCTGGATGACGATGAGGAGCGCTCTTTCCCGGAGCCGCGGCGGTATTCCAATGTCCGATATTTCTGGGAATCTTCGAAGCCGATCCCATGCAAGCGCAACAGGGCGATCGAATTGAGTAGCGGCGACATCATCATGCACTTCGATAGTGACGACTGGTCTTCGCCGGAACGTATGGCCGACCAGGTCGAGCGCCTCGAAGTCTCCGGTAAAGCGGTGACGGGCTATCACTCGATGCTCTTCAAAATCGAACCGTCCGGACAATGGATCCAGTATGTCGGCGATTCCAGTTATGCCCTGGGCACCTCACTCTGTTATCGCCGGTCGTTCTGGAAAGATCACTATTTCCGATCCGGCCCGGAGCATCCGAACGTCGGCGAGGACAACGAATTCGTGAAGGACGCGCGGCAAGCCGGCGAACTGATCAGCGTTCCAGCCGGCGCGATGATGTGGGCTCGGATCCATGACCAGAACACGAGCGTGAAACGGTTCGATAACAATCTGCAATACCGGCCGGTCTTGAGGGATGCGGTCCCATCTGGGTTTCGGTGAGAGCCGGTCGATTGTCCGACTACGTGACTTTCGAGAAGCGCATTCCCGCGGCCGGCGTGACGCCGGAAAGCTGGACAGCCGATTTCGGCGGACCGATTTCGGCCGAAGCCGAACGTCTCAGCGAGACGGCGGCGCAGTTCATCATCCGCTACCGCAAGACAGGCGATGGTACCGAAATCAATGCGCTGTCGCATCGCATTATCTGGGACGGAGCTCTCTGGTACATCGCGAGCGCTGTCCACGATCGGAAACGGACGATGCTGACCATCACCTGTGATCTGACGAACATGATCGAAGTCACGCATCTCGAATCGACGGAGCGGGAATTTATGGAAGGCGTGCCCATTGTCGAACCACCCGAAGCCTGACCGATTTTAGGAGGAGTCCATGACCACGACTGCATTCAAGGGGAGCCTGTCCCAATTCAAAATCGGCGATGGCGCATCGCCGGAAGTCTTCTCGACTGTTTATGAAGTCGTGTCCTTCGGCGAGCTCGGGCAGGACAACGATCTCATCGAAGCGACGCACCTGCAATCGACCGCCAAGGAATACATCGGCGGTTTGCCGGACGGGATTGAAGTGCCGGTCGTCGTGAACTACAAGCCGACCGATACCACGCATGCCGCACTGATCGCCGCCACGGTGGCCGGAACGGCAAAGAACTTCAAGCTGACACTGCCTTCCGGCGGCGGGAGCTTGACCTTCTCGTTCTCCGGCATTGTCAAGGGCTGGCGTGCCGGGCCGATCGCGCCGAACGAAGTTGTGCACGCCTCGTTCACCCTGAAGCTGACGGGTGCGATCACGGGACCGGTTTAATCATGAGTACCTATCCCCGATTGCAACGCGGCACCGATCTCCGGTCGAAGCTTCGAACAGTGACGGTCGATCTGCCGGAGATGGAACTCAGCGTCACCTTACGGGAGCTGACGGCCGGACAATTCCGCGACGCGCCGGAATCCCAGAACCCGGCCGATCGACTGCGGACATTGCTGGCCCTCTCGATCATTGATGAGGACGGCCAACCGGTCTTCCCGGATGGGGCTGCCCTGCTGGAGTTTCCGTATCCTGCGGCGCAGCGGATCACCGACGCTTTTGTGCAACTGCACGGAACCGATGCCGCATCGGCGGAGCAGCTCGAAAAAAAATCCGAAGCCGGCCGGATGTCCGATTCCGCTTCCGCCTAGCGGGATATCTCGGCAAGTTTCCCCACGAAATTGACGAGATGCCGATGTCCGATTTCTATGCGTTCATGCTCTACGACAGCATTGAACCCTTTGGCGATCGGCGCGGCGACATCCAGGCCGGCATGATTCAAAAGACCCTCGCGGACATCCATCGCGACCCCAAGCAGAAACCGTATCCCTTGGAGATGTTCATGCCGCAGTTCTACGAGGAGCCGGCACGCCAGCAGACGCCAGAGGAGCAGCTGCAAATCCTTCTCGCCCTCCAGGCGGCACAGAAGGCAGGGGAGCCGAACTGATGGCTTATTTGGGAACCAGACAGGGCAGACTGTACAGTCGATCGGTATTAGTCGCCGCATCGTCGAGCGAGCGAGATCGGAACCCTGGATTCGATGGAGTGTCGCCCTTCAATGTGACGAAGTTTAAGGTCACTAAACCGTAGGTCATCTGCCGGATCGTGAGCTCATCAGTCCTGTCGACGGTATCCGACTCGGGATTCCCACACCGACTAATGGCGGTTTCTGGTGTCAGCGTCTCGAGGATTTTCCTGGCCCGTTCTTCGCGGCGTTGGTGTTGCCAGTTGGGGATGATCCACCAGACCGCAACAATAAAGAGGCCGATCAGTCCTACGGCGAGTCCTGCCCGTTTCATCACGGCCGACTCTAGCATGTCGACATAGATTCATGTTCCAAATTTCCGTTCAGACCAACTTCACCTTCGATGACGTCCGGAAGGAAATCATTGAGGCCAACGACCAGGCGATGACTGTGACGGCCGCTCAGGCCACTTCGCGTGTTCGCCCGTTCATTCCCGTCAAGTCCGGCCGGATGGCGAGTCAGGTGGCCATCCGGTTCTTTAGGCAGAAAAACAAGATGCGCGCGGCCTCGGTGCGGATCATCGGTGACCGGCATTTCGTCGCGCACATCTTGGAGTACGGAACGAAGGATGGTCGGATTGCAGCGCATGGGAATTTCGCCAAAGCCTTCGTAGCGATTGAATCGCAACTGGCGGATATCTACACCACGACGTTTTTTCAGACACTAGAGCAGAAACAACATGAGTAACAAACTCTGTAAGGAATGTGGCGGCGCTTTCGAAGTCGTTAGATCCAGAGGGAACCATCGGTATTGCGCGGAATGCCGTCCTCAAGTCAGGCGGTTGTCGCATCGTGCGGCGACTCAGAAATATGACGACAAGCGTCGAGAGGAAAAAGCGAAACGGCCGAAACTTGTGGCGTGCATTGACTGCGGCATCGGACCAGTCCTTCGGCATGCACAGCGGAAACGCTGCGAGAAGTGCAGGATTGCGGCCAGAAATAAGCGGAGCGGAGAATACGCTCCCATTTGGAGAGCCAGAAATCCGGAATGGTTTAAACAACGTCAGGCAAAGTGGAGAGCCAGTAACCAAGCCAAAATTCAGGAATATTACGACCGAGAAAAAGCGCATGGGCTGCGAAGGCAGTGGGGGCACAAAACTCGGGCGACCAAGTCGGGGAGTCCTGGAGTGTTCACGCCTGGAGAATGGAACCTCCTACTCTGGATCTTTGATTATCACTGCGCTTACTGCCTGAAGCCTTCCAAGCGGCTCACTGTCGACCATGTAATACCCCTTGAGCGCGGCGGCTCCAATTTCATCGAGAACATCCTGCCTGCGTGCTTCTCCTGCAACAGCAACAAGCGCTATCGAACTGAATGGCGGAATCCCCACACCGGTGAGTTATTGCGCGTGATGCCTTTAGGTGCTCTGCCTAATTGCGGAATAGTTGAGGCGGTGAACTAAAATGGCCAATCGTTCGGTTGAGATACTCCTCAAGGCCGCCGACCAATTTTCTGATCCCACGAAGAAAGCGGAACTTCAACTCGCGGCGCTGAAGGTCCAGGCCGAGAACCTCAACAAGAGTTTCGATAAGCTCTCGAAGCAAAATCCCTCTCTCAGTGTCGATGAAGCCCGCGCGGCGGCGGTGGCTCTGGAGAACATGAGCGGGTCCGCCAAGCATGCGGCCGGCAATTTGAACCAATCGAAAGATGCGGCACAGGGCCTGGCCAACATGGTCGGGATTCAACTCCCGCAGGCGGCCACTCAGTTCCTGGCGCATTCGTCCGCGATCGGGCCAGCGTTGTCGGCTGCATTCACCACGGTTGGCGTGATTGCGCTGCTCGAAGCGGTGATGAAGCTGCCCGAAGCTTTCGAGAAAATCAAAGGATCGATTACGGGATGGACGGAGACCGCGAGGAAAGCCTACGACGATCTGATCGATTCGAACAACAAAGCCCGCCTCGCCGTTCTCGATCTCGATCTTGCCTTCAATCAGGCGTTCGGTAAAGATTCGGCCGATAGTCTAAAGCTCGTCGATGATGAATTGTCCAAGGTCCTGAAAACCATTGTCGCTCTCCAGGAAGAAGCGAAAGGCACAGACATCATCACGGGCGGCGGCGAGGTCGTCAACATCCCATCGGAACGATCCGGCGAAGAAATTCAGGCAGCGATCAATCGCCAAATCGTCCTGCAAAACGAACTGACCAAGAAGAAGAACGACCTGCAAAAGCAGGGCGCTCTCGATGAGATCAAAGACCGTCGGGAAATGATCGACTGGATGGTCCGCACGGATGCCGCCGCTGCCGAATTCCAGAAAAACCAGAGCGATCGGCGAAAGAAAGATCTCGAGGAATTGCTGGCCTTCGAACAGCAGGCCGGCGACGAAGTCATCAAACGCCAACAGGAATTCAATAACCGGACCTTTGCCGGCGGGGAGGAAGTCAAAGCCGGACTGGCCGAAAACGACCGTCTCGCCAAACTGATCATCAAGGACTACCAGGACATGAATGCGCTCCTGCAGCAGGCCGGCGATGAGCTGATCAAGAACAACCAGTACTGGGACGAGCAGCTGCAGAAGTTCCGGAACCAAACTCCCGACGATGTAAAGGCGGGCGAAGATGCCGGACGAGAACGCGCCAAGCAGATCATCGATAATTTCAAGAAACAGCGAGAAGCTGGGCTGAAAATCATCGACCAGTTCTCCGATGACATCTCTCGCATGTTTACGAACTCCATCGCAAACGGCAAAGGCTTCTGGCAGGCCTTCAAGGATCAAGGCAAGAACACCATCGCCGCACTCGCCGACACGTTCCTCTCGACGATGATCAAGGGCTTCCTCGATCCGTTTGCCGCGAAACTCGGGAAATTAGTATTGGGTCCGGTAAGCGGCGGCGGAGTCGGCGGCAGTGGGACAAGCGGCGCGGCGGGAGGAATCCTCGGCGGCATCAGCGCGAAATCCTTGGCTGCCTTCGCCACGAACCCGTTCACGATTGCCGCCGCCGCGGGCATCATTGGCACCACGGCCTGGCTGAAGTCCCAGGCACACCACGAAGCCTCGACCTTCGTGAAGAAGTTCCAGGACCCGTTTGGGCAGGATCTGGACCGGATCCTGCATTCGAGCGAGAGCGCGGCCAACAAGCTCAAAGACGTCGAGAGCGCCTGGACGGATTTTTCGCAGGCGGCACAGCAATTCGCGCGGGGCGGCTCGGACGAAGCGTTGGTCGTCAAGCAGGCATTCGACACGCTCAATCCCCTGATTGCGAATATCCGCTCCGACCTGGGACGGACCGCGGCGAATATCCAGGCCGTGACACCCTCGGGCCCGACGACGGTGTATCTGCAGATCGATGGGAAAACGATGGCGAAGCTGGTCATCCCGAGCCTGTACGCATTAAGTCGGAATCAGGGATTCCAGCTGGCGGGGGCGCGGTAGTGGGCTTTCCGGCAATCGCTTACAACGGCAAGACGATCACCCTCTCGAAGATTCCCTACAAGCTCTCCATCGAGGATCAGCCGCAGGTCCTGAATAACCGCTCCGCGTCGGGCCGGTGTGAAACGCTGCTCGTCCGGACGGACACGCGCATCGATTGGGCCAGCCGGAATTTCAGGAACCGGGATGCGACGGATGCGACGCTCAAGCGCCAGTTGCGGCAATGGATCGTCTGGGCGTCCCTCGGCAAGTCGTGGACGTTCGCCATCGATTCCACGGATTCCGTCCTGACGACATCAAGCGGTGCGATCACTGCCGGGGCTCCGTTCATTTCCTTAACCAGCCTCACCGGCATCGTGGCGAATAATCTGTACGTCCTGCGTGACGCCATGCACCTGGAGCTCGTGAAAGTCACGGCGCTCAATTCACCGTCGCCGGGGCAAGTGACCCTCGCCGAGACCGTCAATTTTGCCTATCCCTCCGGCGCCCGATTCCGATCGGAACGCTACTGGCCCGGCCGTCTGGTGCCGGACCGCTATCCGATCGTGGAGCACGAGCCGCTCTTCTTCGATCTCGAGTTTGGGTTTACGGAGGATGTGAATTCGCTATGAAATACATTCGATGCGAGATTGATGGTCGGGAAATGGCGCGATTGCTTGTTCCATCCCTATATGCGCTTCAGCGTTCAGTCGAAGCCTCTAAGCGTGCCGCTGCTCGTTTTAAGCGTGCCGGTCGTAGCGCAAGACGACTGGCTCGAGTACTGGCGTGGTTCGCCAAGATCATTAAATGAGCACTCCGGCGCCGGCACCCTACATCGCCAGCCAGGCGAACCTGCAGCGCACGCCGATTTACAAGGCCAAGTTCGACTCGTGGGATATGCCGTATTCGACGGTGCCGGTCAATATCATCATCGACGCCATCAATGAGACCGACAGCGTCTCGGACACGTTCGCAATCAGTGAAACGAAAACCTACGTTCTCGAGGACGACTATCCGCACATCAACAATTCCGTCGTGGGGGACCTGTTCGCGTTCTCGCATCTCCAGACAATCGCCACCACCAAACCGTATGCCTCCGAATTCAGCGGCCAGCAATCCCAGGTTTTTCCCGAGCAGGGGCATTCCTCTATCGGGTCGGTGACGTTCATCCTGACCGACGTCAGTGAATACGTGACCGAGATGGTCATGGGTGGCGTGCTCGGCGACCGCGTGCAACTGTTTGCCGGCTTCGACGAGATTGACGAGGCGGACTACTGGTTGTTCTTCACCGGCATCGTGGCCGAAGTCCGATTGACCGACGATCTCGCGGGCTATGAATTCACCATCTACACGACGCAATCGCTCTTGAACCGGCAAGTCTTCAATGTCGCCCTCTCGACACTCACGGCCGAATTGACTGCCGGCTTCGAGACGGCCTTCTCGATCGATCCCACGCTCGGTCTTATTGAAGGCCTCGGCGTCTACGTCAAAATCGACGACGAGATCTTCTGGTGCGACGTGATCGATTCGTCGATTGGCTATATTGGGATTCTCGCTCGAGCGCAAGCGGGGACCGTGGCGGCAGCGCATGCCATCGGCGCCGAAGTCCGGGAAGTCCTCCATCTCGGGCCTGCGCATCCGATGACCATCCTGCTCGGCCTCTATCAGAACACCGACAAGAGCGGTTGCGGGTTGAATCCCACCTATATCGACATGGCGGGCATCTCGGCCGCGATTCCGTTGATCGGGACGATTTATCAGATGGAGTTCTGGATCACGGAGCCGGAAAACGCGATGGAGTGGGCCGAGCGCGAAATCTTCCAGGCCCTCGGGTGCTACCCGGTGAATAAAAGCGACGGGCGGAATTCGCTGGTCGTCTTTCATGCCCCGTCGGCCGATGAAGCCATTGCGGGCCTTGATCACGATGCCATTGTCCACGACGGCAGCCGGATGATGATGACCTGGAGCGTGGGACGGGACGGCAGTCTCGGCCAGGTGATCAATGACGTGACCTTCAAATTTGACTGGAATCCGATCAGTAATCAGTTCGAAGGCTCGTTTGAATTTCCGCGGCAGGCATCGATCGACCGCTTCGGTCTACGACCCCTCCTCATCGAATCGAAGGGACTCTACAGCACGATCGACAATACGCTGACATTGATCGAAGCCAGGGCGCTCGCCATCCTGAACCGCTACGAAAACGGCTGTCCGCTCGTGCAGTTGAGCACGCTGCTCCAGAACAATCTGATCGAGCCCGGCGCGATTATCACGCTCACATCGGACAAGCTGCCGAACCGGTTTACGAAGGCGCGCGGCGTCAGTGAGGCGCTCTTTGAAGTCGTGAACCGGAATATCCGGTTTTCGGAAGGGCTCGTCGATTTCGATCTCCTGCACACGAGTTTCTCGGATCTGGCTCGGGATGACTTCAACCGCGCGAATGTGCTCTGGTCGGACGATCCACTGCTCGGCACCGCCAGCCTCTGGATCTCCTACGCACAAGACCTTCAGGGCATCCGGATCGAATCGAATCAGCTCTTCCTTGGCCGTGGTGGCACAAAGATCATCCCATCGGGCAGCGGTCATGGGATCGCCGTCCGAACACAGAACTATGGCGTGAACCAGTCGAGTCAGTTCACGTTCAAGGGCGTGTCCGGCTCCGGTGGATTCTCTGGGCCGGCCGTGCGCGGGAACTACACCTTTGCGAGCGCGCCGCCGGACTACCTCGTCGAACTCACCGGCTATGCGGCCGTCTATGACACGATCGCTCACGAAATCACATTGCGCTATTACGAGAACACCGATCCGACGGCCTCGACGGGAACCGAACTCGCTGTCTATCCGGTGACCCTTGTTTATGGTGACCAGGTACGCATTGACGTCCGCGGAGCCAATCTGCGGATCTTCCTGAACGACACTTTAGTCATCGGGCCGATTCACCACGACGCGTTGAGCGCTGGGCTGGTCGGTGGATTATCGAACTACACCGGTTCCGCCGGCGGCATCCTGTGGGACGACTGGGTCGGTGGGGATAACGGATGGGCTTGAGGAGTTAACGGAATGGCGAACATCACGGCCCGGGCGTTTCATGCCCGGAATTTCAAGTCGACCGCTGGAGAATCACTACTCATCGATAATACGGTCGGCGGCATTGCCCTGACCCCGGCCGTCTATGGCGCCGCGAAGTACGCGCTGATCACGGTCGAGATCGCCAACATCCGAGTGACCGCGGATGGAAGTCCGCCGAACAATACCACCCGGAATGGCCATATTGTGAAACCCGTCGATACCATCGAGATCGATTCGGCCGAAGATATCGCGGCTTTCCGCGCGCTGCGGGCTGGCGCGGTCAATGCCCATATTTACGCCACCTACTCGGATATCAAACTGACATGAAGATCAATCGGGGACCCTATACGGCCATCGCCCAGGCCCACGAATTCAACGGCGCTGACGCTGGCGAGCAAATCGCGACCGCCATTGCCGACGCACCATCGGTCGGTGCCGTCATCAGCGCGGTCGGACTCTATGATGCGCAGGTCTGGTCGAGTGATCCCTTCTCGGGGGGATCGGTCCCGGTCACGCTCGAGCTCGGCGCGGGCACGACCACCGTCAGCACCGATGTCACGATCCCCGCGCATGTGACCGTGCGTTTCAATCAAGGCTCGATCCTCTCGATCAATTCCGGCAAGACATTGACCGTGGAGGGGGCCATCGAGGCGCCCCGGTCCACGATCTTTACGGGAGCGGGCGCCGTCGCCTTTACGCTCGGTTCGCGCCAAGCCAAAGTCTATCCGCAATGGTGGGGCGGTATCGCCGATTACGGCACGGGCAATACGGATAACGGTCCGCCGATCGGGAAGGCGATCAACAGCGGTGCGCGCCGCATCGTCTTGACCGGAGGCGAGTGGGGCATCGGCTCCCCAGTGACGATCAATGTCCCGAATTGGATCCTTGAAGGTGATTCGCGGGTCTATACAGACGTGCTCCCGCTTGCCACCGATATCCACGTCGGCAGCGGCGCGAATGCCATGTTCGTCAATTCGAATAACGCCACCAACGCGATCATCCAGCGCATCCGCTTCACCAGCGCCATCGCGTTTACCGGTTGGGTGATCTGGGCCGAGGAAGCCGTCCAGGGCGGTCAGTGCCTCTTTTCGACGATCATCCGGGATAACTGGATCTCCATGGGTACCGGCTCGACCGGCTTTTTTCATGGCGGCTTGAACGATTCCTTCTTCGTCGATAACGATATCGAAAATACTCGGACCGTCTTCGATCTGGCAGGGGCGGGGATTGCGTGCTGCAGCTTCATCGACAATCACCTCACCGGCAATGTCGGATCCTTTATCAACTGCACCGCGAACGCCTCGAACATCATGCAGGTGACCGGACTCTATGCGTCCAGCCAGGAGGTGGACTATCTTTTCCGGATCACTAATGGCGCGAACTGGCAAATCTCGAAGATCTATCTCGAATATGCCGGGTCGACATCGACCGCCGCGGGCGGGATCGCGGCCCTGACCGGGATGACCACGAGCACATTCATCGACTTCATCGCGAGCCGCACCAGCGGGCGGATGGCGGCGTTCTTGATCAACGGCTGTACCGACCTCAAGATCTCCAAGGGCATTGTCAAAGCCGGGGGGTGGGCGGGAGCCACGACGGGAACATTCGACATCTCCGGGGCGGTCGTACTCGACGTCGAGGACGTGACCCTGATTGACGATCTTGGCATCCAGATCGCGTTCCATGGACCGAGCGGCACGATGAAAGTCTCGAACTGCACGCTGAATCGCGGGGCGAGCTATGGCATCGTGGATTTGGCGGCATCCACGCTGAACCTGACCATCCAAAACTCGGTCATCAAAAACGTCGCCTACGGCGGGTCGGCGCTGCCCTATGCCTCCCTGTCGACGAGCGGTAATGTCTACATCCGCAACAGCACGATGGGTAAGGATGATGCGACGTCCGCCGCGACCTACATTTTTCAGGGACTCGGTTCCGGTGACTTCTTTGTCGATGAAGTGACCTTCATCGGCGGGCTCAATCTGAGTGGCGGGGGAACCACTCAAATCATACGGTCCGGCAACACGCACGGCTCGATTGGTGCGATATTTCACGCGCAGGCGATGCCCGCAGCCGGTTCCTGGGCGCAAGGCGATATCGTGATCAATAGTCTTCCTGGAGAGACGGGCCCCAACGGCGCCAAATACATCATCGCCGGCTGGATTCGCGTGACGACGGGATCGAATAACGTGCTCAACACGGATTGGTTCCAGATGCGGACGCTGACCGGGAATTGACCATAGAAAGGATGAACGGGATGGATTATGACTTTTGGATCACGATGGGAACGGCGGCCATTCTGGCGACGATCAAGAATCCCGACAAACGGGCCGCGCTGAAGAAAGTTATGTTGAAAATCCGGAATTCCATCAACGCCGCCTATACTGGCGATCCGGACTTCCAGTCTCCCCCTCCTTCCGCGTGATCATCCTCCTCGTCGACGACGATCTGAACGACGCGCGCCTGGTGCGTGAAATCCTCGTCCGCCAGGATCCCGATCTGACCATCATCGACGCGGAAACCTGCGAAGACGCCCTCCGCTTGGCCGATACTGAAGCGATTGATTGCATTGTGATGGATCAAAAACTCGCCGGCATGCAAGGAAGCGAATGCGTCCGCCAGTTGCGGGAGCAGGACTATCAGGGCGGTTTCATCCTCTTGACCGGATTTTCCGATCCACGAACCGCGGTCGCGGCGATGAAAAACAAAGCCGACGATTATCTCGACAAAGGCGATATCCGCGAGCGACTCCTGCTAGCCATTCGGGATGCGGTCGCGATCCGAAGCAGTGCGGTTCAAAAACAAAAAGAAGCCATTTTGAAAAACCGGCGTATTGACGAGCGGATCGATCAAATCGAGCAATACATCGCGGATCTGAAACGGGAACGGCGCGGACTGTGAGCGATGATCAAGCGCTGCTGCAGGCCCTGCAGACGATTCGCGAGATGGCGCCGGACATCAAAACCACCATCGGGGATATCGCCACCCTGAAAGCCGAGATGGCGAACGTCACAACCTCCACGAACAAGCAGTTCGACCTGCTGGTGAGCATGCAGCAGGCGACGGAGCGCTCGAAAAACGACCGCTGGAAAATGGTCATCGGCCTTCTGGCGACGCTGATCGTGCAGGCGGCCGGTGTCTTACTCATCTACTTCAAAAAATAATTCGCGCGCCTCACGTCTTGTCGAACATCTCCGCCGTCAGCTTTTCATTCAAAGCCCCCCCGATTCGATTGAAGTCCCCGGGACCGATGCAAACCGAAACGGTGTTATACTGACCCTGGTTGTGAGCCAGTGCCCTTCGGTCCGGTGGGCGGAGGGAGCGGGATTCGAACCCGCGCTCGGTGGTTCTAGCACCGAGTACCGGTTGTGAGCCGGTTGCCTTCGTCCACTCGGCCATCCCTCCGTCCACCGTGCGTCTAATATAGCCGCTGTCAGTGTATTTGTCAAACATTATTTTACTGTCTTGAAGGTCTTTCGCGGACGGCCGCGCGGTTGCTGAGGAAGCACGAGGCCTTGCGCTTCCGCCTCCGCCCAGCTTAGTTCTCCGCGGGACACCCGCTGTGCGACGGCGTTGTAGCAGGTCGTGCAGACCCCGCGCATGGTCGCCCGACGATTGCCGTGATTGGGGCAGCGCTTCGCCTGTGGTGTCATCTCATCTCCCGCACGCCGGCCCCAGGACGAACCGGACGCCTTTCGTTTTCTTCCTCCGGGTCTTCATTGTTTTGTTCCTCCTTTTGTTCGATTCCAATTCCGGGAACCTCGAGAAGGCGCCGGATCCGCTTCCGGCGCCCGCTTTCCAGCTATCGCTTCAAGTCCGCCATCCGTGAGGTCAGCGTCCACAGGGCCCGGTTTAACCGAACGTCCTGATCGATACCCGTCACCGCACGTGTGGTCACGCGGCGCACATTGCTGCGCCGATAGTTCCGCAGGCCGCCACGGAGCACATTTTCCTGGACGCGGTTAAAGGTGGACCAAAGGTCCGAGCGGGAATCGTCAACCCGTCGGGGTGTCAGCAGCTGGCCGGGCGTGATGGGCGTCGTGACGGAACCCTCCGCATCCGCGAAGCGCAGGACGTGTGCGGCTTCGGCGAAAGCCGTCTGCTCGGCCGAGGACAACTGGATGGCCTTCCAGCGGGCTACGGCATCGATCACCTCGGGCATCCGCGCGACGAGCTCCATGGAACCCGTCGCGACCTGCTCGAGAACGTTGCCGGTGTGCTTGACGTGGATCGACTCCATCATCGAATCCGCGACCACGAGACCGTTCGCGCAGACGAGCCGGAAGAGGCCGGCCATCAGCTTATAGGCGCTCGAGCCGTCGTGTGCGTTGATCAGCACGATCTCCGGGAAGGTGTCGCCGAGCGCGACCGCCGAGGACTGGGAACGGAAGCGGATCATGTGCTTCGTGTGACCGCGTTTCCCATCGATCTTCGTGGCCGACTGTGAAGCCGCGAAGGGCGCAAAGCCGGCCTGGCGCATGCCCTCGATGATCGTGGACGTCGGAATGTAGCTGTAGCGCGACGACATCGCACCGTAGGGCTCCGCGGCAAAGGCCGAGGGCGCGGCGCGGTGGATCTCCTCGAGGGTCAACGGTTGATTTCGGCGGACGGGACGTGGGTTAGAATCGATCGTAGCTTTCATGGGACCTATACTCCTTTGGAAGTTAGAGCCTCGTGGATGTTTCGACCATCTGCGGGGCTCGCCTGTCATTTCGAGAGACAGTGTAGCTCGACTCTTCCCAAGTGTCAAGTGTTTTGTCAGATAATTATTTTGCGGCGCGGTCGCAGGTTGAAGGGCGCGCAAATCTATTCGAACGCCATTAGGCCACGGACAGCAACTCCTCCAGTTCGCGGGCCATCATGATCAGGACCATCTTCCGAGTCACGATGGCGTCGCGTTGGAGCGGCACACCCCAATAGCAGCTTTTGCAGTTCTGCCAGGGTCCTTCTTCGTCGCGCGGATACCAGAAACCGCAACGGGTGCAACGAAAGATGTCGGCGAGGGTGAGCAGCATCATTTCTTTGTCTCGATCGTGATCTCATAACCGAAATGCAGATCCGCCTTATAGCTGACGATACGGCCTTCAATGATCTTGTCCGCAAGAATCAGCAGCGCCGGCGTGCCGAGCTCGAGGACGTGCTCCAAGTCGGGACGACTCTCTTCGATCACCCGAAATGAGGTATGGGTAAAGCCGGGGGTGTGGTTCTGGATTTTCAGCGAGGTGATCTTGTGAAGCTGGACGCCGTTGAAGTTGCCGTTCACGTTTGCCAACTCAGATTGCTACGAGCTCACTCTCCGAAAAGGATAGCGGTGTATCGACGTCGTCAAGTTTAACCATGTACTCATTGCCGATGTTGAGTGTCGCTGGCCGTATAGGCATGATCGTTCCTTCCATGCCATTGTATTTCGCGCTCTGCTTTTGGCCGTTTTCGACACGAACGCGTTGCTCTGGGTCGAATTTGAGTTTCATAGAACCCAATTCTATCGCGGAACCCATCAGAGCTTGCCTTCGGCTGCCGCGATTGCGGCTTCCAATACTTCGACTCCGGAGAGTGTTGCGTTGTAGCTCTGCACAATGGGCAATGCGCGCTTGCACGCCTCCAACAACTCCGGTGCGGCTTTGTGGAGGGGGCAGTGGCAGATATCCACTTCATAAACAATGTCGTTAACCTTAGCCGTGCAACTACACGATTTACTCGCCATCCAATCCTACTTTGTCGGCTACCTCGGCCAGAGTGCAGATATGCGCCCACCGTGAACAGTCGTGCGTTCCGATGCATGACGACCCCGATGACCCTTTGGCAGCATGCACCTGATCATCAGAACGCCATTGTATTTAGCGCCACATTTTTCATCTTCTACTGCTTTCATCGCTCTGCGTTGCTTAGTGGTGATGATCGACTTCATTCGGTTTCTCCTTTGTCGGCCAGGGCGGCGTCGATTTCGGCGATCGCTTCTCTTGAACATGTGCATTTCTTGTGTCGGATGTCGCAGTGATGCAATGCCGCCCTCGCCGTATCCAGCGCCTCCCGCAGCTTCCGGCTCTCCTCTTTCCCGTTTTCCCATTCCGCCTTAATGGCAAACCATTGGCTATGGTTCATGTCGCGCGCCGTCACACAAGCGGCAAGATCCTGCGTCAGCGTCCGGTTCTCGGCGGCAGACTTGCGAGCTTCCATCTTCGACTGACTGTAGGCTTCGATGAGCCGGTCAATCGTGCCGAACTCTTTCAGTTTGTCGGCCCATTGCGCTTCGAACACTTTCTGCTGCTGCAAATCCTGAATCTGCTTCTGGTAATCGTCGAGCAGGCCGATAGCGTCATCGTGACATTCCGGCGTATGCGCTCCGTAGTCCTCGGCTCGAAACCTCGCGATCCGATCCGAGAGGTTACTCACGACCGAGTCTCCGAAAACTCCCGCACCTCGAAGGTGAACCGCGCGAAGATCGACGGAAAGAGTGAGCGGGCCAACGCGAGGGCCTGGTTGAAGTCGTAGTCGCCTTCCAGGATGAACGTGCTGTTGCTGGCGCCACGATTGTCCACCGAACGGTCCCAGAACGACAGCGCCGTCCAGCCGGCTTTATGGTGCAGGAGCGCGATGCCTTCCGGGCCGCTCGCGCAATCGCAGTATTTGCAGAAGCGGGATCGCTTTCGGATGCAATCTTCAAAATGCGGCGCGAGCTGCGCATCGAGCTCATAAGCCCTCCACGGACTCTGTGCGAATTCTTTGAAGTGGCGGTATTCGCCATCCGGTCCAAAGAAGTGATGGCCAGGCTCGCGCACACAACCGAAGTAGAACGCTTTCATCCGGACCTTTCCTTCGATCGGGCGAGCTCGCGCATCATTTCAAGCTGTCGACGATTCGGCTGGCGCGCGAGCTTACGCATGGCATTCTTGTACGCCATCCAGGCCCCGCCGCGCGCGTGATCCCCAGCTCCCGAGCGATCTCCTCGAAGCTCATGGCGGCGCCGTGCTGTGGGCCGCCGCGACGTTTACTGCTCTGACGCTTCACTGCCTCCTCCCGTGATCCGACTTCCGCTTTCCTTTGTAAATCCGCTGATGAATCCACTCGTCAAGAATCTTATATGTGCAATCCCAGTGAATGCCGGCGATGCTCACCATCGGCAGTTCTGCATTGCTCGACGTGCCCCACGAACAGGCGTAGAAGTCACTCCCGATCGGAATCACTGTTCGGCAGTATGCGCATTTGATGTTGCGATCGAGAGTCACTTCGGAAATTCCCTGCACAATTCGCCGTCGAGCAATGCGCCGGAAGCTTTCTTGCCGACGCGATGGAAAGCAAGCGGTCCCATTAGTCTGAGCCGCGGACCTTCAACGCAGTCTTCGTCATCCGGCAAAATTAGATTTGGATTGCCTTCCCACTGATCCCGCGGGAACCATTCGCCCCATTGCTTGAAGAAAAACGCCACTCCAGCTTCTTCGCACTGATCCCGAACGGTGCGCGCCCAGTCGGGATGCATCGGCCGAGCGCCGGGCCCGCTTTCGCCGCCGACAATGATCCAGTCGAGTCGGGATATGTGATCCACGAGAATCTGGCCCTCAATGACGCCGCTTCGTGTCACATCAATATGGCGACGGAATAGGACTGGCCCCAGCGCCGGTTCATAGCTCACAAACCGCACCGCGGCCGGTGTCTGCAAGAGGAGCGGAATCCGTTCGTCGGCATACTGCTGGTTTTCGGCGGACACGCCCAGCCAGACGTTGTCGTACATTCGATGCCACAACGGATCGCGCCAATCGATAAATGGCGCATCCGGACCGGCGAGATCTGGAGCCTGCTTCCATGCCCGGTCAAGATAGTCGCCGTTCATGTATTCCCGCATCCGCTCGGGCCGCTTGGTGAGGATCTGGAAAGTATGTTGCGGAGCCAGGCCCATCACGGCGAACACCTTGTCGATGAATTCATCCGACACATCTTCGTGAAAGAGATCCGACATTGAGTTGACGAAGATCCGCTGCGGCTTGCGCCAGTGCAGGGGTTGGTCTAGGCGGTCCGGATGCGTAAGAACTTCGGTGAAGACACGCTGGCGGTACAGTACGCATTTACAGTCCTCATTCAGACAGGCGGTCGGCGTGCCTGGCCTGAAGGGATCGTTATGGTCATGCGCTTCAATTCTGTCACCACACTCACACATCCCGGAATACGCCCGCGGGAACACCCGTTCGGCATAGCAGAACTTGCAGCCGGGACTTACCTTCGTGCAGCCGGTGACAGGATTCCAGGTCCGATTCGTCCACTCGATCGAAGTCTCGCCCATCTACATCCCCGCCTTTCGAATCTCCTGAATTGAGCGGTATCTCCAAAAGTATTCCTTCCGGTCCAGCTCCCAACATCGTCGACAGAGTCGCCAATGGCCGTTCGCACCGACGATCAACTCCGCGAGATTTGTACAACTGCCGTCGTTTACGGGCACCCCGACAGGTTGGTGTCGTGCAGGCTCTTTCAGGACTGGATTCCATTCGCACAGATCCGGAATCGGTCGCATCTACATCCCCGCCTGTCGCAGAATCCCCCGATGTCCGAGCCTCATTTTCCCAACCACTCGTACGTACACCAACACCGGCACATCTCTTTATGATCCGCCGGCCGCTCACACACATGCGTGACGGTTCCGGCGTGACACCGGTGTCCGGCTTGCCGTGGCTGAACGCTCGTCATCCCACAACGTCGACCTTCGGCGCGACGGCGTTCGTACTCTTGAACTTCTTTCACGAGGTCATGGACAGACATCGATTCACTCCTTGACTTTGAAAAGATGCGGCGCGAATTCACCGACCATTCCGGAGATGGAGACCATACCGTTATAGCTCACGGCCTGAACCCGGTAGATTTCCTCCGGCCGATGGGCGAAGTAGACGTCTTTGCCGAGTAAGGAAAGGGCGACTTTCTTCTGTTCCCGGTCTTCGGCGGACATGATGAGCAGGTGCGGGCAGAGCGTGGAGCGATCGGCGTCGTCGTAACGCGTGCCGCAAGTCTTACATTTCACGTTCATGATTTCGCCGCCCGCTTTCCATTCGCCGGCGTCTCAATCGTCGCCTTCACCGAGACGTTCTGCTTGACCGGCTTCGCCTGCGCCATGAGCTTGTCGAAGCACTCCGCGCACAGCTGAAGCCGCTGGGTCTGGTAGTTGTGATCCTGGCGCGGCAGGATCTGCCTGCTCTTGAGATCGAGTTCGAAAGCTTCGACATCCAACAACGTCGGGCACTGATCGCACCAGAGCGTGACTTTCATGGCCATGTCGCTTTACCTCATCCAATGATTTTTCTTAACCTCTTTCGGGCGCACCATCTCCCGAACGCGATCGACAAGTTCACGCACGCGTTGGGTACATCCAAAGCAGATGTGCTCGATCGTGAGCGTGAGCAACCGCTCGCGCTTTTCACGGGCTTCGAAGTTCTCGGCCGGCGCGATGACCAGTTCATAAAGAAGTGTTTTGTCATCGCTCTCCGGCACCACCATCCCGCAGAACTCACAAATGTCGGCTTTCACCGTGCCACTCGCTTCTTCGCTGCTCGTTGGACGCGCGTCTCCATCTCGACACAGACCGCCTGCTGGCAGCGCGTGCATTCAAAGACGTAGAGATCCGCATCGTCTTCGACCAGTTTGAATTTCGTCCAATCGCCGCAATCGTCGGGCGCCGACTTGGTCTTCGGGCACGCATGGGCGACGCTAAAAACAACGCTTACTAATTCGCCGAGCACGGGCAGGTTGGAGCGCTTCGATTTCATTTCGCCGCTCGCTTCCGCCGTCCCTTATTCCGCTGGTTGATGAACGCGGACTCCTCGGCCTGAGCGGAGGGCGAGAGCAACGGATCTTCTCGTGGTGCCTCGTTCTCGCTCTCGTCGCCCGGTTCTCTCATCGTCTGCGCAATCGCTTCGGCTTTCTGTCGATCGCGGATCCGCTTGACCTTCTCGCCTTCCTGGACGTTCGAGGAATGGATTTCGCAGTAAAAGAATTTGCCGTCCGTGGTTTGGAATTCCGGATTGGGCGCCTGGCAGAGCCGGCAGAGGGGTTCGGGCGTCTCGTCGGGAGTCACCGGTCGAACGGTCGTGACGCTCGAGGATGCGGGCCGGTCGCCCTCCTCGCGCTCTTTTTTCACGCGAACTTTGACGGTCTCCTCCTCCACGACGAGTTCGATCTTGACGCCGTCGCGCTCGTAGAGACTGCGCTTACCGTCTTTCATCAGGCGCAGGAGCTTCGCTTTCAATTCCGATTCGTGTAGGGTCAGCTTCTGACGTTCATCGCGGATGGTCGCGTATTCGCGCGCCGCGTCTTCGAGTTCCTCCACGGCCGAGTCTTCCATGCCGGGTAAACGTTGGGGTTGGGACATTGCTGTTCTCCTATTTCAAAAGTGTGGTTTATTCGCGGTCGCGCGTACCGTGTGATCACTTCGGGGATCTGTAAATCGACCAGGCTGCCCTTGAGGCCGCTGATTCGAAGGGCGTGCATGTTCGCTTCGCCGTAGGCGACGAGTACCGAAGGAGCGCCGCCGGAGCTCTTCGCGCGGGATCCGTCGCGCTGGATGAAGAACAATCGCTTTCGAAGGAACAAGAGACCGGTAGCGCGAACGAAGATCTCATCCTGGAAAAGCGCTGTATCGACGCGGGCAAAGACGAGTGCGATGCCGTTACCGTGATCCCCGAGCCGGCGGACCCACTCAGTCGTCTTGCTACCGTATGGCGGATTGAGCCAGACGCGCCCGCGCCAGGGTTTCATGAAACCACCGTCAAGAACCGTCCACATGGTGTCGGCTGTTCGGTGCTGCTGTTCAGTAGAAGCGCACGGATCCAAATCGAAGCGGCCGAGTGCTTTCAAAATGTGCGGGGGCGTCTGCCAGTCGTCCGTGGGCTTCTGCCCGCGACGCTGATGCTCGACATAGGCCCAGTCAAAGTTGGTCAACTCTGATTCCTCATTCCGACGGGAAACGGTTGCATTGGGCGGTCAGCTGAAAGCGAATCCAGTCGTTTGGCGGCGATTTCGCAATAGCGCTCTTCGATCTCGATGCCGATCGCGCGACGGTTGAGATTTGCCGCAGCAACGAGCGTCGTTCCGGATCCAGCAAAAGGATCAATCACCATCCCCCCCCCCCATACCAGCGGACCAGCCACTCGACATGCTGGATGCGGCGTGGACAAGGATGGCCTTCCGTGCGCCTCCAATTGTCGGTGTTACAGACTTCGCCTTCCGTCCGATCACTCACGCGCCAGCCGCCATTCAGCGTCGCTTCGGTGTTCGTTGACTCGCCGGACATCAGCATGCTGGTTTCGTGCGCGGGCGGCGCTTCACCGAAGACGTAGGCGACTTCAGAGCCATTCAGCAGCCGACCTTTGTACGACGGCCGCGCATACCGCAGCCAACAAACGCGCAGAAATGGAAGCTGCTCAGGGACGGCCAGTGTGAAGCGCGGATCGGTATCACATCCGAGGTGAAGGACGAGTCTCCTGAAGGTGGCAAGGCGAAGCGCCTCCTCGAGGAGAGTAAAGGGGGCGTCGGCGCCGGCGAGTGGAACGCTGGCATTCGGCCAAACCGGATCGGTGATCATCGAGTCGGCCTGATACACCAGGTCACACCTGGGGATCTCGAGGAGAACCTTCCGGCAGTCTCCGTGGTAGATCGTGATGCCGTTCCGGCTGAAGTAGGGCTTCACTGGCGCCGCCTCTGCTTCATATTTCTATTCGTAATTTGCCGTTAGCGGAAAACAGTCGATACGTTGCAGGCATGGACCGTCCGAATGTTCTCGGCTGGGCTTCGAGGAACGCGGCGAGCCGTTCTCCTGGAATTACCGTTTGCGCGCCGGTCGTTGTGTTGACAACGATCAGCGCGTAGCGATGCCTGAGCAGAAGACAGGTCCTGACTTCGTTTCGCGTCAGGACGATACTGCTGCGTATCTGTCTATCGCTGTATTGCTTCAGTTCCGCCAGCCTTGTACGACCACGAAAGCGAAATATTCCATCGATGCAAATTGGCGTGAAGCCTTCAGTCGTTGAACCGGCCATGGGCTTGCTCAGACTTAGTTGCGTAAATACCTTCCAGTCTTAATCGATAAATAGAATGTCCCGAGCGCGAACTGTGCCGCGTTCCGGGTAATCAATTAAACCCAGCTTCCGGAGCCGTCCGCGTGGATTGTTATAAGCGCCGCCATAGGGCTCATATCCGGATTCCCGGGCGCAGTCTTCGTTCGAGATGCTGTCCGGGTATCGCTGAAGGAGAACGGTCAGAATTCGCTGTTCCGGTCCCGGGAGTCGGCCAAGGATCATTCGGTGCAATTCTGCCGTGGTCAGCGGCGTGTCAGGCGCAGTTGCAAGACTGCGTCCTGCTTCCGTGAGTCGTAGCCTGTCGCCGGAGTACTCCACGAGACCCTTTGTGCGCAAGGAGCCTCGCGGGTTATTAAATGCCCCTCCGCCATAGGTGTAGCCCGCCAGGAAAGCGACTGCTGTTTGTTCCGGAGCATCGATCCCTATGCTTTCCATCCACGCAATGGCGTCAATAATGCGGTGTTCAGGGCCAGAGAGGTCGCCATTCGATGTTGCCGATTGCGACGTTGCCTTCACGGGCGGCGATGTCAACGGTCTCGCCGCCGGCTGGTTCACGGGCTTCACTGAACGAGCCGTCAGGCCGTCGACCCGCGCCGTAACCGATTCGACCAGTCCCTGCAGGTTCACGGCGTGACTGCGCACGGCTTCAGTTGCGCCGAGGGCTTGTTCGAAGACCGCGAGAGATGCCCTGAGCAGCTTGCGATCATCATCGGTCAGGATCGGAACTTCAACGCGCTCCGGTTTCGCCGCGGGGGCCGGCGCGGCTTGCTTTAATGCAACGATCTCTTGCTTTAATGCAAGGATCTGCTTCCGTAACTCCTTCGGATCGTCGGCCTTCACCTTCTCGATCGTGGCGGCCATCTTCTCTTCGAGAAGCTTCAGGTCGACGACCGCCGTCTTCGGTTCGATCAGGCGGGCGCCGAGCTTTGGAGTGGCGGCCGAGTCGAAGGTGTGCCGCCGGCGGATCTGGCACTTTCCGAAATATTCCAGCCAGGCGGGCGAGTAGAGGAAGACCATGCCTTTCGGCAGGGAAGCGATCTCCGCGAGGAGCTGCTTCTGCTTCTCGGTATCCGGGTGATACTTGAACCACTCTTTGATCGCTTCGACGTCCTGCGGCGCCATCGTCCGGTGTGCCACGAGCACGCTGCACTGGGTGGTGATGTCCTTGTTGATCTTGGCAGACCGCTGCGAGATGAAGGTGCCGCCGATCGCGCTCGGCGAGCGGCCCCAGCGGATCAACCGGTCCATCGCGCCGAGCATCCGTTCTTCGCCGGGAAAAGGCCGTTGCGGGATAAAGGCATCGGCTTCCTCCACGATCAGGTGGAGCGGCTCGCGATTCTTGTCGAGGAGTCGTTCGGCAAAATCCGTCGTGAAGGCCGCGCGCTCTTTCCCGCTGAAGCCCTGCGTGCAGATCACACACGAGATGCGCTGCTCGATCAGGACGTCCGCCATCAAGCGCCCGGCCGTCGGTGCGAGCGGCAGATCGGCATGTTGTCCGCCGAAGATATAGACCGGCAGGCCTGGGCCCTTGCCATCCGCGGAGGATTTCAGACCCCACCAGACATCGATTGGCGTGAGAACGGCGAACGGTGCGCCGTGAGCGAAGAGCTCCTCCGCAATGACGGCGGCTGTATTGGTTTTGCCGGCGCCGCGCTGGCCGAGATCGAGGAACGTTTCCGTGACCGCCTCGAGGGGAAGCGTGAAGGTGTTGGAGATGTGAAGGGATTTCATCCGTTCACCTCCACCGCTTCCTCAATCAGGCTTCCGGCCTGTTCGGCAATCTCGTGCACTTCTTCGGAATTGAAGTCGGTTTCGAGGACTAGGGTTTTCTTCTTGCCCTCGACTTTCCACAAGCGCAGAACGTATTTCACGCGACAACCTCCTGGCTGTGAATGATGGCCGGGCGTACCCAGCGGCGTTGAAACGCCCTCCACTCAACTGCGGGTTTCCACTTCATCGCCGACGGCGTTTCCGGCTGCCACAGCATCGCCATCGGCGTGAATCCGATTCTTAGGATGTCCCGCAGGCGCGTCTCGGCCTTATCGAAGGTGTCATGCGGATAGCCGATCAGGACATAACAGCGGAGCCGATGCGACCGGGACGTAAATCCGGCGGCGAGGAGTCGCCGCGCGGCGAGCGCCAGCGTCTCGAACGCATCGCCCGGATCGTAGGCGAAGAACATGTTCGGACGCGGCTTCAAATTCGCGAGCAGCTCGACGTGATAGTGCTGAAGCGAGAGCGCCTCGAGGCCGCCAGTGAATTCCACGCGCCGCCGCTGCCGTGAGAGCATTTGAAAGACAGCACGAACATGCGCCTCGGGACACGCCAGCAGGTTATCGTCGAGAATGTTCCACCCGTCGTGGATGTCGAGCAACCGCGGCACCGGGTCGCGTTTCCACACGCTGCAAAACCAGCAGCGCCGCGGACAGCCGCGCGAGGTCAGGACGTAACCGCGTTTGATGTATTTGCCAGGTTCGAAATCAAGGCCGGGATCTCCATACGCGACGCCTCCGACTTTCACCCGCGCGACGTGTTTCCATTGCTCGGCCAGGCGCTCGGCTTCGGGCTTGTCGTAAGTGAAGGCGACGGAGATATGGACTTCATCGGCTTCGGCGAAGAGATCCGGCGGGCCCACATAGGCGAGATGATCATCCGGCGTGGCTTTGGTTTTTCGCGGGAACACACGGATGAGTCTCATGCCAGCACCGCCTTCAACTGCTCCGCAATTTCCGGAGGAACCGTCCAGAGTCCAAGCTTCCCCCGACAGGGAATCGGAATCGCGATGCGGCGCGCGTCTTGCAAGAACCAGGCAAACCGACCGGGTTCATAATTGCCGAAAGCCTGTTCCTCGGCGCTGAGCTGGTGCGCGACATCTTCGGTAAAGCGGCAGCCGCGTAAGACTGCGGTTCCGAGAATGGCGCCGGTCGGGAGATCGGCTGGCCCGAGAATCCCGCCGGCACGCAACGCTTGTCGGAACGGCGGCTCCATGCAGAGGTCCTTGTCTTCGTCCGGGAATTTCTTCGAAGCGTGAATCGCGATCGGTCCGCTGTACTGCGTCATCCAGCTGCGCGTTTCCACGGATTTGGCGCCGATGATAATCAGTGTGGCCCACGGCTGAGTGAGCGAGAGGGCTTTCATCCGAGCACCGCCTCGCGAATATCCGGCTGGCTGTATCCCATCCAATCCGCCAGCATGGCTGCGGTCAATTCGGTGGCCGTCGATACCGGCACAGAATTACCGATCTGGCGCACCTGATCGGTTTTTGTTCCGGAAAATCGGTAGTCCTCTGGAAAGGAGTGGGCGCGTGCCAGCTCTCTTGGTCGAAACATCCGATAGCGGATATCGATCTCGCCCTGGATGCCGCCCGCCGTCACTAAGCCGAAGCGGTCTTTCGTCGTGATGGTGTCCACGGGTCGTTGGAGTGAGCGCACGCCGCCAGTGCTGTAGTACTTGAAAACATATTGAGCGAGGCCGATTCCGCGACTGGTCGCGGTGATGGTGGGCATCGGTTCCTGAATCGGTCGGACCCGCCCGGGAGCGTGCTGCGGAATGATCAGCGGCTGGCATAGCATGTGATGCATTCCAGCCGCCGTTATGGCAGGGATGGGCGAAGTCAAGGCGAGCGCGGAGCCGTGATTACGGAGCATGACGATAAACGGCTTGAATTCCGCCGTGCAAAACTTCTCAATGCCAGCCAGGATGCGTTCGATCGTGCGCGCGCACAGTTCACGGTTCGGCGCGAAAATGCTTTCTCCGATATCGCTCAGAGTGACGATTTCTTCGGCGGTGCGCCACGGCAAGCGTTCACCGAACAGAGAATGGCCGGCCTCGTCATGCGTCGGCGCCGGCCAGAGGGGCTGCCGCTTGCCCAGTCTGCCCATGATGAAAAGCCTGCTGCGCGTCGTCGCGTCGCCGTAATTGGCGCAATTCAGAATGCGTTCCTCGATCGTGTAGCCGAATGCGCGCAACATCCCGAGATAACTGCGATAGATTTCCCCGCTGCGGCTCTTGATTTTCCGCTTCGTGACGGGATGAACCGGACCCCAGTCTCGGAACTGCTTGACGTTTTCAATCAATAGAAGCTTCGGCCGTAGGCATTCGACGAATCGAAGAACCGACATTGCGGACGCACGGCGTTGATCATTGATTTCTTTATTGCCCTTCGCTATCGAATGCTCGGTACACTCCGGCGCGGCCACCAACCCATCGATCGAGCCTTTCGGGATCAGGGTCCGCGGATTGGTGTTTTCCTCAAGCTCGGCTTCAATGTGTTCCGCCCATGGGTGATTCTGGGCGTGGGTCTCGATCGCCGTCGGCCAGTGGTTAATCGCCGTCAAGCGGACGCGTCCTCGCTGTCCGAGTCGCTCGAATGCGAGGGCGAGGCCTGTACTCGTACCACCAGCTCCGGCAAAAAGATCGAGCCAGACGGAATCGCGCTTCATGGTGTTTTCCTCACGAGAAAGCGGCCTTTCTTCTCGAGCTGCTGCCGATCCACCATCTGCGTGCCGCCGCAGTCGACACATTGCACTTCGAGTTGATCGACCTTTATCGAACCGCCCCGCACCAGTCCGTTAACCGAAACCCGGTAGTTGCCGGCGAACACTTTCATCGAGCCCGTTTGCTTGAAGCGCTTGCAGGTATGGCTCACCACAGCGCCTCCGTGTAGCGGATGCCCTGAAACCCGCGCCGTAAGATGGTTTCCGGCGGACGCGATACTGGCGCAGTGCAAACCGCCCAGAACTTCGGCTTGCGGATCGTCCGATCCCAGCACTCCCGCTCGTCGCCGGGAAGGTATTCGGCAATGTTCAACCGCACATCGATCCGGCCTTCAATGATCAGATACATGTGGATGACGTCGAATTTGGGAATGCACTGCAGCGCGATGTAGATGGCGTCGAGGCGGCCGCGTTCCAGGGCTTTGAGTGACGCCTTGTAGCGCACGGTGCCTGGACCTTCAAAGCTCGCGTACAAGCTGGGCAGTGTCCGGATGATGCCGGTCGGTCGGACCTCGGATGCCGGCGGATCGCCCGGCCGTCGTGCCAGTCCCGTCTTCGTCACCTGTTGACCTCCTCGTTATTTACAGGTCGCGGATTAATCCCCGATGAAACAAATTGCCCGACCGAATTGCGATTCCTGATCAGCGGAATGTACCGAGAGACGCCTTTGGTGATGTGCTTCCAGCTCTTGCCGGACAGTATCTGAATGATTGCGGGGACCGTCACTCCGTACTCTGTGGCGATCTCGGATATTCTCGTTCGACCAGGTTCGTAGATTGAGAGGATTGTCCGCACAGCCGCGTCGGTCAACTTCGCGCCAAAAGTCCGCTCACCATATGGAAAATATTCGGGGTGAAGATGCGCCGGATGCTTCTCGCCCGAAGACGAGCGTCCTTTCGCAATGCAATCCCGCCGATTATCCAGTTCCGTTCCGAGAAATAGATGTTCTGGATTACAGCAGGGCGGATTGTCGCAATGATGCAGGACATGCATATCCTTCGGTATGGGTCCATGGGTGAGTTCCCACGCCAGTCGATGCGCCCGCATTCTCCGGTTCTGGTACCGGATCAATCCATAGCCATCCTTGTCTTTGCCGAGAGTCCAAGGCCAGCAATGATCCGTAACCTCGACGCGACTCCAGAAACGTTCAGGCGTATTGAGTGGCGTTGGCCGGATATTAAGACCTGACGTTCCAGTGAGTCCCATTTCTGCATTCTCCGTATGGAATATGGCTGTCCACGTGGCGCGGATGTCGGCCGCCTGGCTGTAAGGCCTCAATCGGCATGAGGCACTTTCCACAGAAACCAGTCCGTTCGTATTGGCTCATCGCGTCGGATAAAACCCAACTGGTCGGCGAGCTCCTCGGCTTCGGAGGCGCTGAAGAGGTCACGTCTGGATCGGCAGTCTTCGTGGTACGACTCTTTAGTCTCGAGATCATAAATATCTTTGCCGGCCTTGGTGGGTTTGCCGCAAATCGAACAGGTGCCGTTGTATTTGCAGATCACCGGACTCTTCTCATCGCCGCACTCGATTTCGCATCACGCCCGACGTGTTTTCCGCGAGTGAACTGACTATCCGGAGAACGGAGCAGGCCGGCCACGCCCTGTAGCGTTTCAAGATCCTGCCCCCCCTAGTTCGTTTCTGTTGCGCAGCGTGCTTCCGTGGAGAAGCTGCTCGCTTACGACGCTCCACCTTCGACGCCTTGGGTTTCTCGCGTCCCTTGACGATCCGGCGGAAGGCGGCTTCGAATCCGGAGCTCATGATGTTCATTCCATCCAGGACACACAGCCCTGAGTCGAACAAGCTGCGTGCATGTGACCGTTCACATACGCCACCGAATAATGCAGAATCCCGCCATCACAAACCGGACACGGAATCGAACTAACGCCGCCATGACCACGGCCGAAACCTTTCGCCTTCGCGTCGTCTTTGGCCGCGAGTCGCGCGTTCATGGTCCGCCGCATCGCGGCAATCCGTTCGTCGGCTTCCTTCTCCGCCTCGTCGCGACTCATGATTTCGAATTTCTCGCAAGCCCACACCGGGCGGCCATTCGCCAGCCTGGGAATGCACGGCATTGCCGTACCGGGACTTCCCGCCGGATAACTCACGCCCGCCTTGCAGATTTTGTGTTGAATGCCGTTGAAGTGGCGGCAGTCATCGAGTTCGGATTGGATGAATTGCTCTCGGAGTTTCTGTTCGTCCATGGTCAGCCCTCGGTCTCGCGCATCGCCAGCCGAAAATGCGGCGGACAATAGTCCCGATTCGGTCCGACCGCTTTCGCATGGGTCACACACATCGGCGCGTCGCAGGTGTGCGAGGGATGCGTTTCGTATTGAGCGCCGGTCCGCCGCACAGGGAAGTCACAGAGCTTCGACGATGGACGACTGCACCATTTACAGCGCTGGCGCTGGTTCCGCGTGCAGACGATCCTTGTCGCTTTGCCGTTCTCGTCGTGAAGGACGTCGCAAGGCATCGTCAAAATCCAGTGAACACGCCGCGCACATGGGCGAGGGCGACGTCGATCGTGGTTGTGGTTTCCGTCAGCACGGATGCCGGCGCGGGATGTCCCGAGGCCTGCAGTTGCTCCTGATATTCGCGCAGCCGATCGTTCGCTTCCCGGATCTTTGTCGCTTCGCGGCGGATACCATTCAGTACAGTTTCGTAGCGCACTTTGGTGTTGTTTTCCGTCGTGCTCATCGGTTCAATATCCTCGCTTCATGGCTTGTTCCAAAATGCGGGTAACGGTCTCCTTCATGTGATCGCGGACAGTGGCGAAAGCGGCCAGGACCGTTTCTTTGGTAATGACGTCGAGCTGTTGTTTCAGATCCGGGTCGTCGGCAAGTAAGCGTTCAATCTCCGCCTTGGCGTGATCGTAGACGACTTGTTTGAAGATGTGCTGCAGCCGCGTTTCGGCCCCGCTTCCGTAGGAGGACTTATCTTTTTCGACGAGGACAGTAATGATGGCTTCCCGGAGTAGCGTTTCTTTGCGCTCAGGTGTGAGCAGTGTCAATAGCGTAGTTGCCAGAACATCCTTTGCCATCGCATCATCGAATTCTAGTTTTGCGCTCACAAGCTCACCTCGTCGTAGTGTTTGACCAGAAGCGCCTCCGCGGCTTTCCACGAGTCGCACGCCGGGCCCTCCCAGCCGCAGTCACAGGTGGCGATGTAGTCGTTACTGCCGAGATCGTTCTCGATAGCGCCGTTGTGGGTCGGGCTCATGAACCGGGCTCCTGTTCGTCATAGGGATACGGATTCTCTTCACTGGCGCTCGTGGAAAGCTCTGCCGGCCGGTGGGCCCGAATGTCGGCGATCCGCTCCTGAGCGCTCTTGATCCGTTGCTCCAGAGTCGACAACTCCGCTTCTTCTTGCGAGAGGCGTTCGAGATTCCGGATGCTCTCGAGCAGATGATTCTTGTGGTCCTCGATCAGCTTTTCCGCTTTCGCCTGCAGCGCCTTGACCACGGCTTCCATATCTTCGCCGTCCTCAATCGTGGCTTTGACGACCACGCCGGCGCGGAGATTCGAATAGGATTCGGTTGGATGCGGGATGACGCGGCCAGCGGAAACGTTCACTTCGGTAATTTTCATCGTCTTCAGTTCTCCTGTTAGTCGTAACCACAACAACGCTCCATCAGTCGACCCGACCCGCATCCACACTCCCAGGGCCGTGACTCATCGACCTCGAGCATCGCGATCAGATGACATCGACACGCGCAATCTTCATAGGTGCATCGAGAGCAGAACTTCGTCGGGCCAATACACTCGGCGCTATAGATAGAACGGTTCATTTCAATCGCCCCAAGGCGCGCAGGACGGGCACTGCAGCCATCCGCCCCTGCCGTTGCAGATATCGCAGCGCACGTTCGGATACGGATCGAGACAGCAACAGACATCCTCGCCGCAATCGTGATCGACCATGCCGTCTTCGTCGCAGTTGTAGCATTCACGCTCGAGCTTCTCGCTGCCGCACGTCGCGCAGATGGTGTCGGTCGCCAGTTTTTTTGGCATCGCTACTGCCTCCGTTTAGAAATCTTCCAGCGCGAGGTCATCGCAGTTCGATGAACGCCCGCTCAAGGGGTCCGTCTTCAGCTCGCTCGCGCTGGAAGGTCAAAAAGAATCCTCGGCACTTCCCCCGTCGAAGACATGAAATACGAAGCCGTCGATT